ACAGGAGGCACAGGCTCGGCGGGTTCCGCAGGCGGTACGGGTGGGACGGGAGCCGCAGGAGGCATCGGCGCGACTGGCCCCACAGGTGGTACAGGAGGCACAGGCTCGGCGGGTTCCGCAGGCGGTACGGGTGGGACGGGAGCCGCAGGAGGCATCGGCGCGACTGGCCCCACAGGTGGTACAGGAGGCACAGGCTCGGCGGGTTCCGCAGGCGGTACGGGTGGGACGGGAGCCGCAGGAGGCATCGGCGCGACTGGCCCCACAGGTGGTACAGGAGGCACAGGCTCGGCGGGTTCCGCAGGCGGTACGGGTGGGACGGGAGCCGCAGGAGGCATCGGCGCGACTGGCCCCACAGGTGGTACAGGAGGCACGGGAGCAGCAGGCGCAACCGGCGCAGCAGGCCCGAGCGGCCCTGCTGACGGATGGTTTTCAGCAGGAGAGACATGGACTTACGCAAGCGCGGACGGCCCCACGTTTACATTCACAGTTGCCGCAGATGTAACAACGAAGTATTCCGTAGGGATGAGGCTTCGCCTGACGCAGACCACCATAAAGTATTTCATCATCACTGCCGTCTCAAGTTTCTCGGGAGGAAATACAACGATCACAATGTACGGCGGCACGGTCTACACCCTTGCTAACGCGGCCATATCCCTGAATTCGTACTCAGGGGCAAAATCTCCATTTGGTTTTCCTCTTGATCCTTCAAAGTGGACAGAGAAGTTGGCATCAAGTGCAACGGATGAGCAAACTAACTGCACCCTCAACCAGTTCTACAATTTGGGGAGCCGCACCATCTCAGTACCTATTGGTTCCTGGATTCTCGGGTTTGAGTTCAATGCAGGTGTAATCTCATCTACCGGAGCAGCAGGAGATAAAGAATTGAGTGCTGTATTTGGCATCTCCACATCTTCCTCATCGTGGAGTGATGACGAACTGCGGTTGTTCGTGCGCTTCGACTCCTACATCGCCACCGTGGGAGACATTCAAATTTACACCTTCGCCAAGAGGGATAAAAATGTTGTGCTCGCTAGTAAGACAACGTACTACTTGTTGGGTGTGGATCAGATAGGCGGATCGTTCATCACCACTAACGGCAGTGATGGAACTACGGTGTTGCGTGCCGTCTGTGCGTACCTATAGTTAGGCGCTAGAATAGGCAACATGGAGAACCTCCGTCCGTGATGCTAGTTCTTTTGCTCACGTTGCAAGCGGCAATGCTCATATGTGCCGCCGGGGCTACGACCGTGCTCGCACGTCACTAGCGGCTAGACTCACGGCATGGCCGTGAACGAGGAACAACCTGAGCGCCCGGAGGGCCGTAGACTTTCCATCTCCGAAGGTGCGGTTCGGGACATCGTGGAAAACGCGATCCTGCGCTTGCAACTCGAACTTGGCAAGACGTTCGCCTCTGCGGCGGATGTGAAGCGTTTGGAGGATGACCTCCGTCTTGCGGCGGACGTAACGGCTAAACGGTTCGAGGCCATCGACACACAGATGCAGGGCTTGGAGAAGGACAAGGCGGGACGAGATGCCGTGACGCAGTTCAAGAAGTGGCTCACGGGCGGCGCTCTCCTCGCGACCCTGTTCATGGCGATCCAAGTCGGAATCTCGATTTGGTTGGTGACCCGTGGAGTCCACCCCACAAGTACCCCCTGAGCAGCACGAAGACGAAGGACTGAGTCCTCGGTGGTGGATCATCGCGGGTGCGCTTCTCGTGCTCGCGCTCATCAATGTCGTGCTCGAACTCATCGTCATTTTCGTCAAGTAGCAGCAGGCTGCTAGAGTGTTGACATGACCACTGGCCCCAAGGGAGAGAAGGGCAATCGCGGTGCGCAAGGAGTGCGCGGCGATGTCGGCAAGTGGAAACTGTCCCTCGCAATCGCGGCGCTCGCGCTCGTCACATCGCTCGGTGGCAACGTCGTGGTGCTCCGCGTCGCGCGGGCGAATAGCCTCAAGGGGCGCGAGGCACACACTGGCCTCTGCGCGTTGCGTAACGACCTCGTGAAGCGCGAGTCCGACCTCCGGCGCTCGATCCACTCGACCAACTTTTTCCTCCGCAAGAACCCTGACGGCATCCCCGGCATTCCCGTCACGCTCATCAAGGCCGGATTGAAGAACTCGAAGGCTACACTCGCGAACCAAATCGCGACGGTACGGGTTCTCGACGGCGCACTCAACTGCGGGTAAGCGCGATGCCGTCGCGCCACTGCTCCGCGTGCGAAGTGAAGTGGCCCCGCGAGGATAGGTTCGCCCTCTGCCCCGTCTGCGGCACCACGACCGGCGTCCTACAGGTTGCCGAACCGAACGAGGATTGGGAGTCCCGATACGATGCGGCCCGGAAATACACGAGCCCCGAGGCCAAGATCGCGCAGATGCGCCTCGACCGATTCACCGCTGCCGGACTCGACATCGGGCGGGCGCTCGCGTGGGCGAGCGAGGCCGTAGACCTGCACCTGTTCGAGCGCCTCCGGCGGGAGGGATGCCCGATGGAAGTGGCAGCCCGGATCGTCGCGCCTCTGCCGACGGGATAGACTCAAGGCATGGCCCGCACGAACATTCCGGTCTACACGATTAACCGTGTGGCCTACGTTCCGTTCTCCCCCGTCACGGCTGACCTCACGAACGGCATGTCCTTCGCGGCCAACGCCGGGCGCACGTGGGTCGAGGTCGATAACCCCGGCACCGTGACGGTCACCATCGGCGCGGTCGTGGCAGGCAACGCGGTGGATGACATCGTGATCCCGGACAAGGACTTGGACATTCACGCGGGCAGCGCAGTGCACTTCGGGCCGTTCCCAACTTCCTTCTACTCGCAGGATGACCTGACCGTCTACTTCGACATCACTGCGCCGACGGACATCGACGGCTCGGCGGTCACCTTCCAAGCGTTCGCGCTCGGCTAACATGGGATACGCGCCTCTTAGCCTCATCGCCGTCGCGCCCGATCCCGAAGACTCAGGCACGGTGCTGCAAGTCTCGCAGGACTCCGGCGACCGCTTCCCGGCACCGCCGTTCACGTACCTCGCGTGGCCGTCGCAGACGATCCCGAAGTTGGGCGTGGACTCCGAAGAAGGCACCGTGGTCAGCATCGACGCTGACACGTTCACACTCGTGCGTCCCGCTAACGCGGTACCGCTCACGGACGGTATGCAGTTCTCGGCGTTCAAGATCATGCCGAACTACAGCATCGAGGAGACGGTCACGATCACCGAGATTTTCCCGGCCACCGATACGGGAGTCGTGCTCAATGTGCAGTCGCCCGGCGGCGCAGTCTCACAGGAGACGCTCACCGAGGCCGTCGTAGACGCGGGCTCGGCCTACACGGCGTCCTTCGAGGCCGAGGAGTCCGGCGTTTGGCACTACGGCTTCACGAGCGATCAGCGCGTGCACCCCGAGCAGGACTTCTTCATCCGCTTCTCCGAAGTCCTCTAGGCGCTAGAATCCTCCCGTGAGCACCTATACGATCATCAACGGCACTTCCGCCATCCTCGAAGGTGTCAACGGTGCGGACAACGGCGACGTTGACCCATACACCTACCGCAACGCCGTGACGCTCACGGATGCGGAAGTCGGCGCACTGTGTCGGCAGCAGGGTGTGGCAGTCACGTCCGATTTGGCGGGCCTGACGGACGCGGAGCAAATCAAGCGCGTCATCGCCATCTCCTCGTTGTACCTCAACGCGCAGGCGTAGCCATGTTCTACGCCGTCTCGGGGGCTCTCATCGGGGCATACGAGGCGGCGGCGCTCACAAGGCGGGTTCCCACCGTCTCTACGTGGTCATCGCGCACACCGGCCCGCAGGGCGCTTGCAGTCGCATGGGCGCTCGGGCTCGCCGTGCACTTTGCACGCCATGCGCGGTAGACTGAGCACATGCGCTACCCCGGAGCGATTTGGTATCCATCGCCTGTACGGCATCCCAACCGTCCCGCGACGCGGGGCCTAGTCATCCACTGGACGGTCGGACACAAGGCCGGTGACCTCTCGGCCCTGACGAGCGGGAAAGAGGATGTGCAGTTCTACGTCACGAAGACGGGCCAGGTCTATCAGTTGCTCGATAGTGACTCGGAGGCATGGCACGCAATGCCGACGGCCAACACCTACTGTGTAGGCATCGAGCACGAGGGATCGGGAGAGCCGTACACTCCTGCGCAGTTCGCGGCCTCAACCAAACTCGCGGCGTGGATTTGCAGGACGTACAAGATTCCGGTCAGGCATACCGATCCGCATACGAACTGGAAGGGCATCTACGGGCACGCCGATCTTCACGGCATCGACAACAACGATCACACTGATTCGGTGCCTACGGGTACCGGGTGGCCGAGGTACCTTGCCGGAGTCGTAGCGGCACTTCCGGTGCAGCATCGCGTCCTCCTACGCCTCAAGGCGTTGGCGGGCGGCGGACGCGCACCGAAGTTGCTCTAAAAAGGAAGATGCACCCGGCTCATGTCCGGGGCGTCGGCGGACGCCGGGTGCGGTGGGTTGTGTGCCCTGAGTGGAGCCGGAGGGAATCGAACTTCTGCTAAACTGGAGACATGAACGGTTCCACAAGGAAGTGCGTTACATGCTCACGAAAGTTTGTGCCGTCGAGCGGCCATCGTTCTTGTCCTTCTTGCCGTAAGGCTGCACGCAAGGATACTTGCAAGTGTGGTCAGCCAAAGCAGAGGACATCCAAGCAATGCCTTCCCTGCGCCAATCGTGCGAAGGTGTATCCGGGACGCACCCTCCACAAGAAGGGCTACATTCTAGTTCGTGTACTCGAACACCCTCGTGGCCCTTACGTGTTCGAGCACATTCTTGTGATGGAGAAGCATCTTGGTCGTTACTTACTTCCCGATGAAACTGTCCATCACAAGTACGGCATCAAGGATGATAACCGTCTTAGCCATCTTGAGTTGTGGGTGAAACCACAACCGGCAGGGATTCGTGCCAAGGATGCCGTGCAGTGGGCCAAGATGATCCTGGCCCGCTACACGTAAGATGGTGGAGCCGGGGGAGAATCGAACTCCCCGTCTGACCACGGTCGTGCGGTAGGACTTCTAGCAGCATATTGGGGGCATGTGCCCTCCACCAAGTTGCCGTCTTTCCCGGCCTAAGTCAGCCCGTCTCTCCGGGCCGTCCTCCGCGTGGTGCCCTACGCGAATGAGGGGGAGAAGGCGGGGCGGGGGAGCAGACTCCCGAGCCACGACTTCGCCTTGGCGAACACGTTGGTGATCGCATTTGGGTTTGCCCTCCGGGCCGGTGCGGTAGTCCGCAAGCCGTCTGCATCCTTGCCGTCGTGTCCGAGCCATCGAAACCAAGTCGGCCCCGTGTGTACTCTAGCGCAAGATCGGGACGCGGGTTACCGGACTTGCACCGGCTCGATCCGAGGATGTCTCCCCGCGTCCGAAGGTTAGTAGGAGCGGCCCGCGCCCTTTATCTGACGGGCTCCGGTTACGCGGGGTCATAGGCAGTGTGTACGCACCGCCGTTGCTTATGCCGCTCCTCTCTGCACGATATGTTGGCAAGGCGCTACGGAGTCGGTTGAAACTCCCTCTCGCACCTTGGCTCCCACCGCGAGGGATGGCTACGGGCCGCGCGGATCGAAGATAGGAGGGGTCGAGAACAGTCGCCGGATGTGCAATCCCTCAGTCGAGGGATTCGCGTTAGCGCACCGGCAGCGCGAACACGACGAGCCGGTACGTGGCCGAGAACGGCGGCGTACACGTCGAGAGCACGAGGCGTTCGTGCCCGATGTCTGCGAGCGGTGCAACATCGGACGGGCTCAAGACTTCGCTGCCGGAGACGGCGTACACAGTTGTGCGTCCACCGATCCGCAGGTAGATGCGGGCTCCGCGCACGAGCCGGTTGAGCCAACGGAAGGGGCCATGCCCGTCGAAGCCGGGCACGGGCGTCACGCGATGACCGGCGATAGCGATGGTGCAGCCGCAACCGGGACGGCCCGAGCCTGCGTAGAAGCCGGGGCCACGCGCGAGCACCGCCTCTCCCGTCCCCTCCCGCACCACGGTGCGGATGCCGAGTGTTGGGATTGCCAACACAGGCGCACTCGCGACGAGCGCGGGAGGGGAAGGAGGGGCGGCGTAGATCACTTGGTGAAGGCCAACTTCTTCGGCTTCGCCGTGATGACGATGCGCTTGATGATGACCTTCGGCTTCGCAGGCTTGTGCCAAGCCGCCGCAGTGGCGTTCTTGACGCAAACCAACTGGCCGCGTGCATTGAGCGTAAGCACAGTGCCGACCGGAGCCTTGGACTGCACTCCGTTCAAGTTCGGGCAGAGGTCAGCCGAAGCGCCGTCGGCACCGTTCTTGCCGTCCGCACCTGCCGGGCCGGTTGCGCCCGTTGCGCCCTGTGCGCCGTCCGCACCCGTGGCTCCGTTCGAGCCATTGGAGCCGGGAGCACCGTTCGCGCCATCTGCACCGGGAGCACCGGGTGCGCCGTTGCAGACTGCGCCGTCGAAGTAGAACGGCGATTCACTGTCCGAGTTCGGGTTGAACGTCCAGACATCGACACCGCCGTAGGTGCAAACGCCCTGCCCTTCCTCGCCGGAATCGTTGACGGCAAACACGCTCGCACCGTTGGTGCCGTTCGTGCCGTTCGTGCCGTTCGTCCCGTTCGTACCGTTCGAGCCGTTGGCACCGGGTTCGCCGGGAGCACCCGGATCACCCTTGGGGCCGGTATCGCCGGTTGCGCCCTGAATGCCCTGACCGCCCGGCTGACCGTTGCAAACGAACTGCTGGTCAACACGCTCACCTGCGGCGTTGTAGACCTGAATGGCAACTCCGCCGGTCGTGGCGCAAACATCTCCGCCTTCGCCGGGGCCGAACGTCACGGTGGTTACCGTGTCGCCGGGAGTACCATCCTTGCCGTCCTTGCCGTTGGTGCCGTTGGTGCCGTTCGAGCCCGGAGCACCGTTCGACCCATTCGAGCCGTTCGACCCATTCGTGCCGTTGGTGCCGTTCTTCGGGCACGCCTGCAACGTGAGGGTGCCCGTCTCGGTGGACGTGTTCGTGTTGTGCGGATACGAGTTCTTTGTCTCCGTGAACGTGAACACGACCGAGTGGCTACCGATGGTGCTACCCGCGATGCCCGACTCCGTGTACGTCGTGGTCGAGGAGCCGTCGCTCGGGTTGAGGGCAGTGATCGAGTAGCCACTGTCAGCCACGTTCGTAGCCGTCCAGACAACTTTCGATGTGCCTGTGGTGGTATCGCAAGTCTGGACGCCCGTGACCGAGTTGCTCCACGCAAACGCCGAACCTGCCCAAACCATCGCCGCAACAAACACGGCAATGGCGGAGATTGCCTTCCTCATTCGTCTTCCTCCTTTTCGGGCGGGGTATCCGCCGATTCCCCGGATAGTAGCCCATCCGGGACAACTTGTGTAGGGCTAATCGCGGCCGACCACATGAGCAGGCTCTCCGCCTGTGCATACCGTGTCTCGCTCATACCCTCGGGCCTCACGTGAGCGCCCGTCGATACGCTGCGCTGTAGAGCGCGGGATGGTGGATCGCGTCTAGCGCGCGCTCGCGCGGGACATCGAAGGAGTCGAGCACGATTTTGCCGCTGCTCGCCATGACGGCGAGCCGGACGGTCGTGTCCGTAACCTCCTCGATGTCGATGTGGAAGCCGACGCCCGCATCGCGGACGAAGATCGTCTCGGCGCTCACGCAGCCTCGACCTCCTCGTTGTCGCAGAGTTCTCCCCAACCGCAACCGCAGTCGAGAGGCTTGTTGTCCGGACTTAGCCGGATACCCACCCACGGGCAACCGCAGGGGGCGAGCGGGGTGTCTGTGTTGTTGGTCATGGCCCCATCATCGTCAGCCCTCGGCCCGTTGTCTACCCCCTCGATGGAGGGATTCGCTACACTCCGAGCATGGGCCTCTTATCTCGCCACCGTGACCGCCGCGATGTGCGGCGCAACCTGCGGCGACTTGCGTGGTTCATCGAAGCGGCGCTCGCGCCTCCAACCGATCCGCGCGCTGCGATCCTCACGACCGCCGACCTCCCTACGGTGAGCATCGAGCAGGAGGGGCAGAAGAAGCCGAAGCGCGGCAAGCGGCGCAGGATGTTTGGCATCCCGGATCGAGATGCCTAACATCTCGGTAGGCAAGACGCGCGAGAAGCCGAAGCCCCCGTCGAGCAAGCGGCCCGGTGACGCGGCGCGGAAGAAGCGGCAGAAGGACGCGCACAAGGTTCTCGAAGACCGCAAGAAGGAGCCGATCCCGTGCAACACTGTGGTGGCTCGCGTGGGCATCACGCTCTCGAACGTGAACCCGGACGTGCTCATCGTGTGCGGCAACTGCGAGCATGAGAACTGGAAGTGGCTCGAATGCTGCGCGAAGTGCAAGCGTGCGCTCGATGGCTAGCGAGCCCGTGTGGGACGGCGAGCCCATCATCTCGCTCACCCACATGCAACTTCTGCACCTGTACTCCTTCTGCCCGCAGTGGCAGGGCCTCGCCATAGGCCCGACGATCCTGTTTACACACGGCCAACACGCGGTGGTGGACATCGAGGCGATATTCGTCAAGACGCGCGAGGAGGCCGCCGATGCGATGGTGAGCAACATCCACAATGCGTGCGTGCGCGAGAACATCGTGTATGTCGAGGACGAGTGGACGATCACGTCACTCGCTCTCGTCGGCGGCTGCTAGAGTCTCCACTGTCCCGGCGGCAGTGTGCGCGCGAAGCCATTGGCAGCGGCCCTCCGTCGGGACTCCTTGACGCAGTGCTCGCGCTCATCTAGGGTGCGCCAAACGACAAGGAGGACGTGCATGAGTCAGTCGAGTAAGAAGCAGGCCAAGCGGCACGTGCAGATGGAAGCAGCGAATCCGCCGGTCACGCTCAACCCGTGTCTCGGAAAGGTGCGGTACGAGTCGGAGGAGCAGGCGCTTGCCGAGTCCTCCTTCCGCCCGTACTTCTGCCCGTGGTGCGAAGGCTTCCACACATCGGCGCACGGCTTCAAGGGCTCCCGCAAGGGAAGGTGACGATCACCCTATCGGGGGGATGGCAGGCCGCTGCCCATCCCCCGATACTTGGGGTATGTCCCCTACGAAGGAGCGCACCATGTTCGACATCACCGTTCGGATGCGACGTAATCTCAAGTCGCGGATGGGCCTTTGCTTCACCAAGGGTCAGGTCATTCGCGTGAGGTACTCGCCCGAGGAAATGCTCAACGGCCACAAGGTCTTGAGCGAAGGTTGGAGCGCTATCCACCCGTTGTTCGAGGGCGGCACCAACCCGAACGTGACGGTCTTCATCCCCCTCGCGTGGGCCGAGCGCATCGCATGAAGGTGATCGGCCTCGATGATGCAGCCCGGCAGATGGGCCTCCGTCTGCCGGTGCGCATCGAGTTGCACGCCGAGTGCGGGCGCTCCTCGAAGGGCGGCTACGTCGGCGTCTTCAACGGCACGCACCGCATCCGCGTGCGCGTCGGCAAGGCCAAGTTCCGTGTCGGCGCTACGGTGCGCTTCACCGAGGCGGCAGCGTGCGCGACACTGTGGCACGAGATGACGCACGCACTCCAATGCGAGCGCGACTTCGACGGGAACTCCGCCGAGGCATTCGAGCACTACGACTCCGACATCCGCTCGCGACTCCGTGAGGCCGGGCTCGATCCCGACTCCTTCGGGCAGTTGCTCGGGGATCAGGTCGCAGCCGAGCGCACCATGAGCAAGCAGATGTTCGGACGCTCCTTCTCCCCGACGTTCGACGTGTACGAGGCGAGCCCGTGGGAGGTCGAGGCCCGAGCGGTGGCCGACGCATTGCAGCACGTCGCAATCACCTTTACCATCTCTCCCAAGACCCGACGTAATGCCAAACGACAATGAAGGAGGCATCAAACGATGGCAACGGGTAGACCCGATCCGGTCGAAGTGTGGGCACCCCTGTTCCTAACCTACGCGGGCTCCGGCGCTCCGAAGTTCACCAAGGAGCAGGTGCTCGCGGACGGCTTCGCGATCCTGGGTGACCACTGCAAGTTGTGCGACGACAAGGTGACCGGCACTGCCAAGGATCACATGCGCACGCACCGTAAGGACTTGACTATGTGGCTCGCGAAGCGGCGCTCGGAGGCGGCGAAGAAATCCCTTGCCGGGCTCGCGGCGGCGCGCAAGGAGAAGAAGTTGCAGGACGAGACAATCAACGAACCAAAGGAGGACGACGATGAGTGAGTACGAGTTCACGATCAACGAGGCGTTCGTTGATGTCAAGGACGGCGAAGGCGTGCCTCGGCCCGTCTACCACCTGCGCTTCAAGGGCGAGACGCTCCGCATCGCTACCCGGATGGCGGAGGCGCTCGAATGGCTCGCGCATCCGTACCACCAAGGCCATGCCTACTCGTGTTACTCCGTCATCGACGGCACCGAGCGGGAAGTCCACCGCAACAGGTAGCATGCGCGGACAACTTCTACGAGGAGGACGAATGAGCGATGCAGTAGAGGACGGCGCGGAGGAGGAGTTCACACTTCCGACTCCGCCGGAGACGACGACGTACCGCCCGATGAAACTTGGGATGAGCGTGGACGAGGAGACGGGCGCGGTCACGCTCCTGTTCATCGTCTCCCCGATCAAGTACGTGGAGGTCATCATCTCCGCAGGCGCGGCGGCAAGCATCAAGGCGAGCATCCCCGACGTGAACGTATCGGGGATCGTAACACCGCCCAAGCCGCAAATCGTTCGCGTCTAAGCAGCACCTTTACCGACGCTCGGGTTATACTGCTCGGGCGTCAGCCTGCGCGCGTTTTGATGAAACGTGTGTTCGGGCGATAGAGTCCCGTGTGACATGGAGCAAGTCAGACTCGACAAACTCCTCATCTCCGAGGTATCAGGCGTGGATGACCCGGCGAACATGCTTCCCGGATGGATGGTCACCAAGTCGGCGGACGGCAACGGCCCCGATCTTCTGCTCGTTCTCGCGGACGAGATGGAGACGCTCACGAAGGCGAGCGATTCCAAGCAGCCCTACGGCGACGTGAAGTACGCCGATCCGGGTTATCAGAAGGACGGCAAGAAGCGGTACCCGCTCGACACGGAGACGCACATCCGCGCGGCATGGTCGTACATCAACGTGCCTGCCAATGGCGAGGCGTACACCGCCGAGCAACTCACGAGCATCAAGGCCAAGATCAAGACGGCCATGAAGGGGCTCGGAGCGGAGACGGAGAGTGCGGCGACGAAGACGCGCTCCGAAAACATCGTGGCGACCATCAAGGGGATTCTCCTTGGAACGCCCACGGAACAGGAAGGCGAGGACATGGACAAGGACGAACTCGTCGCAGCCATTGTCGAGGGCAACGAGCCGCTCGTCAAGGCAGTGACAGACGCCGTTGCCAAGTCGCTCACCCCCGCCGAGGGCGAGGGCGCGACGGTGACACCGGCAGCGGTGGAGACACCGGCAGCGGAGGATGCTCCGGCATTCACCGAGGCACAGATTGGCGAAGTGACCAAGGCCGTCGAGGCCCTGCTCGCTCCGTACAACGAGATTTTCGAGAAGGTTCTCGACCGTCTCGAAGGCACTGAGAAGCACCTTGGCATCGCGGCACGCAAGAGTCTCGACGGACAGGAGTCCGGCGAGGGCGAAGGCGAGCCCGTTGTGAAGGCCACCCCCGACCTCGGTGACGCCATCGCGGCTGCGCTCACGCGCAAGTCGTAAGGCGACCGGGTTCACGAGAACGAAAGGCAAGGTAGAGCAGACATGGCTCTTTCGACCGAGGAACTGCTCCGCAAAGCCGTTCTCGTTGCTACCGATGGCACCGCTGGCGCTCCGGCGAACAGCAATGGTGACTTCGGTGGTGCGGGCGAGGCGGCTCTCAGCATCGAGCAGGTCACACAGTTCATCGAGTTGATGGCAGCGCAGCAGGTCATGCTGTCAGAGGCTCAGACCAAGACGAGTTCCGCTGCGAAGTGGAACGAGTCGATCATCGACATGGGCGGGCGCATCATGAAGCCCGGCATCGAGGCGCAGCGCCTCGTGGAAGGTCAGCGTCGCAAGCCGACGACTGGCATTGTCGAGATTTCGACCGTGCTTGGCCGTGCGGAAGTCCCGATTTCCGACGAGACTCTCGAAGACAACGTGGCGGGTGCGAACATCGTCGCGTCGATTCAGCGTCTCATCGCGGATCAGGCGGGCTTCGACATCGAGGACTTGTTCGTGAACGGCGACACCGCCAACGGCAGCGATGCCTGGCTCGCCCTCGCGGACGGGTGGCTCAAGCAGGCGACCAACGGCAAGGTTGGCGCAGGCCGGGCGACCCCCAACACGTTCTCGGCGGCGACATACGGCAAGGACTATCAGGCCATCTTCAAGAAGATGTTGCAGTCCATGCCGAAGCGGTACCTGCGCAACCTCAAGGTGAACGGGCGCTTCTACGTCCCGGTGACCTTGGAGCAGGGTTGGAGGGACATCCTCGCGAGCCGTGTCGGCCCGCTCGGTGACCTCTCGCTCACGCAGTCGTCCGACCTCACGTACCAGGGCGTCAAGGTCGTGCCCGCACCGTCGTTCGATGCCGGTATCGCTGCCGGTTCGCCCGACACGTGCACGATCCTGCTCTCGGCCAACTCGAACCTCTACGCCGGTTACCACCGCGCGATGAAGTTCGAGACGTTCCGTGACCCCCGCGAAGGCGCAACGTCGTTCATCATCACGTGCCGTGTCGATCCGCAGGTCGCGGTCATCGACGCCACCGTGACGGCGACGAGCGTCGATGTGGAACTGGACTGAGCAACGATGGCCGGTAACGTCATCCGCGCATACCAACTAGCGGCGCAGCCGTGGGTTGTCGCCGTGAGCGATTCGTTCTTGGGCGAGTACCTCGCGGACTTGGTTGCCAAGGGGCCGGAGACGAGTGACCTCAAGGACACGGAGAACCCGTTGCTCCTGTGGGCCGCTCCTCTCACGAACGGTCTTGACGACTCGGCAGGCACGACGTTCGTTGTTTCGGCAGAGGTCTACAAGCGCATTCAGTCACGGCGCTACGTGGACGGCAACGCCGGTACGACGGACGACACGGCTGACCCCGCGTAGTTCGCTCCGCACATGCACCAACTTCGAGAGGGTCGGGAAACCGGCCCTCTCTGTGTCTTGTGGTACAGTTCTTCGCAGCGGGGGGGGGTGAAATGGCTTCCACGCCGGGCTCATATCCCGGAAACACTCGGTTCGACTCCGTGACCCGCTACTTCCAATGGATGAGCCCACAGACACCCCCGACGGCGCGGCTCTCATTCGCGACATGCTCACGGGTATCACGCCCGGCCCGGAGGACATCCCATCCGACGAGCCTGAGCCTGAGCCTGAGCCCGAGCCCGAGCCCGAGCCCGAGCCCCTCGTAGAGAAGGAGCCCGAGGAGCGCGAGCCGATCCTGTGGCACTCGAACGCCCCGTGGGTGGGAAGCGGCTACGGAATGCAGACGGGCCTGTTCGGCCCGCTCCTACAACGTGACCTCGGCCACCCGGTAGCGTTCTCGGCGTTCTACGGGCTTCGAGGTAAGAAACTAGGGTGGGTCGATCCCGCTACCAACCTCCCGTTCGCCGTCTACCCCGCCGGGCGCGACAACCACGGGAACGACGTGCTCGGTGCGCACACTAAGCACTACCTCAACGGGCGCAAGGGGTTCGTCGTGTTCCTCTCCGACGTGTGGGTGCTTCGTGCCGAACTCGCCGCGCAGTTGCCGATGATCGCGTGGTGCCCGGTCGATCACGAGCCGTGCATCCCGCAGACGATTCAGTGGTTCAAGAAGTCCGGGGCCTTGCCGGTGGCGATGTCCGAGTTCGGACGTGACATGCTGCTCGCGGGCGGCATCAATCAGGTGCAGTATGTGCCCCACGGGTTCGACCCCGAAATCTTCAAGCCTGCCGACCGGCAAGAAGCGCGCGCCGTGCTCGGGCTCCCGAAGGACAACTTCATCGTGGGTATGGTCGCAGCGAACCTCGGGCAGCCATCACGCAAGGCGTTCTCGCAGGCGCTCATGGCGTTCTCGATCTTCAAGAAACGCCACCCGGATTCGACGCTCTACCTCCACACAATGATGGAGCACCCGCTCGGGGAAGACCTCCCTGCACTCTGCGACTCGCTCGGGTTCCGCCCCCTCTGCGTCGATCCTTATATGATCACCGTCGGCGCTCCCAACTCGATGATTTGCGCCGTCCACAACGCGCTCGACGTGCTGCTCGCGCCGTCGATGGGCGAAGGGTTCGGCGTCCCGCTCATCGAGGCGCAGGCGTGCGGCACCCCCGCCATCGTGACGAACTTCTCGGCCATGCCCGAGGTCGCACCCGCGAGCGCGGGCAACTGGAACGTGGACGGGCAGTTGCAGTGGACGGGATTCAAGTCCTGGCAGATGACACCGAACATCGAGCACATCGTGGCCTCGCTCGAAGAAGCGTATGCCGACTCCGCCGAGCAGCGGCAGGCGCGGCGTGTGTCTACCTTCCAGCACGCACACAGGTACTACCGCTCGGACGACATCGTGCGTGACCACTGGAAACCCACTATCGAGGCCGCGCGTGCGGAGCGCGCGTGGCGCGGGCAGAAGATGCGGAGGTTCGCTGATGCTTAAAGTTTGTGCCGCTCAGGGATGTATGAACACCTTTCAACCATTCAGACGAAAAATATACTGCACCCCTGAATGTAGAGGACGTGAATCAAGACTCCGCAATGCAACGTACATCCGTGAGTGGAAGCGAGACAATCGCCCTAGGTTAAATACCTATGCTCGCACATGGGGTTCCAAAAATCGAGACAAACTTTCACAGTACAATCGGAATGCTCGTTTCCGCCGATATGGGATAACGCACGAGCAGTTTCTTGAGATGCTTGATGCGCAGCAAGGATTGTGTGCTATCTGCCATACAAATGATACAGGGAAGAAGGATTGGAGGATAGACCACGATCATCAAACAGGAGCGATTCGTGGTCTATTGTGTGGGCCTTGTAATGGTGCACTTGGGTTTCTAGAGCGAAGCGGCTGGTTAATCTCGGCGCAGAGGTACTTAGATGGGTAGGGTGCTTCTTTGTCTCGCACATTCAATAGAAGAACATGACCAACTCCGCCTCCTTCATGGGCTCGGTTACGATGTCGCCTCGCTCGGCGGCTACATTGATCCACGAGTCCCGCATGATGACAAACGCCCGGCACTCGACATCCCGCAAGTCGATGTCGTGCGCGAGTCCGTCGATGCGCTCGGCGTCGATGACAATATCGGCGCGGCGCAGGCGCACATCCCGGAGCCGATCCTCGAATGGCTCGGTGCCGACGGCATCATCATCTACCACCACTACCTCGAACGACTGTTCGCGCAGTGGCCGCACTTGGGCGATTGGCGCTCGGGCGGCGGGCGTGTCGTGTGGCGTACCGTCGGGCAGTCCGTCGAACCAAACGAGCGGCGAGCCAAGCCATTCGTCCATGACGGGCTAGAAGTTGTCCGCTACTCCCCGAAGGAGCGGAACATCCCCTCGTACTCCGGCGAGTCCGCGCTCATCCGCTTCTACAAAGACCCCGAGGAGTGGACGGGGTGGACGGGTACCGCCGAGGGTGTAATCAACTTCACGCAGGACATGCTTGCGCGCGAGTCCTTCTGCAACTACGGGTTTTGGAAGACGGCGACGGCGGCGCTCCCGGCGAAGGTTCTTGGGCCGGGCTCCGAGCAGATTGGTGGGCCGGGCAAGGTGAGCGAACCCGAGATGCAGTCGTGGCTACGGCAGGCGCGGTGCTACCTCTACACCGGCACGCAGCCTGCCTCGTACACGCTCGGCCTGCTCGAAGCGATGATGACCGGCTGCCCCGTCGTGAGCATCGGCCCCAAGTGGATGACGCACTTCCCCTACGGGCCTGACATGTTCGAGGGCCACGAACTCGCGGGCCTATGGGACGAGAGCCCGACGAATGCTCGCAGCATGCTGCGCGCGCTCCTCGAAGATCACGACCTTGCGCGCGAAGTCTCCGAGCGGCAGCAGTCACGCACACGCGCCGAGTTCGGCATGGAGCCGGTCGGACGCGCGTGGGCGGCGTTCCTCGGTTGAGCGTCGCGCCGTTCACCGAAGGCGGGCCACCGCCCGTCGGCCCGCCGCATGAACTGCGGGCTATCCCTCCCGCACCGTATCGCACGGAGCCCCTGTTCCCCGGCCCCGAGCGCGGGCAGAAGGCGCTCCTGCTCGTAGCGCACCCGGACGACGAGACGTTGTTCGCGGGCGGCGCGCTCCTGCATTACCCCGGTTGGGATTGGCATATCGTCTGCATGACCGGCGTCGAGGAGCGGCGCACGCAGTTCGACGCAGCGATGCAGATGTACCGGGACTCGGGAGTCAACATCGCGTACACGCGCAACCACGAGTTCATCGACCGAGCGCATCTCCCTGACCGGCGACTGTGGCTCGCGGCGCTCGCGAAGGAGAACTGCTCGTGGGACATCGTGCTCACGCACGGCGCGCGAGGCGAGTACGGCCACCATCATCACATTTGGCTCAACCACATCGCGCATCTCCTCTACGAGAACGTGTGGGACTTCTTCAACCCCGGCGCGAAGGTTGAGCAGATAGTCAAGACGAACACTGTGATGGTGCCGACCGAGCGGCGCAAGTCCCTCATCTTTGACACGGCATACGCGGGGATTGCTCGTGGCATCCGCGAGAACGCGCCGTACCTTGCACAGTCGCAGTTGTCGGGCGAGCCCGAGTTCTTCACGCAAGCGGTGCTCGGGTTGTGAGTCGCGCAGTCTTCCTCCCGACTCCGGGCGATCCGTTCCTTGTCTCGTATTGGCTGCGTGAGTATGCGGCATGGAAGCAGCACACGGATCGGCTCTACGTCCACATGTCATTCCCTCAGGAGCCGGAAGTAGCCGAACGTCTCCGCGCGGACATCGAGGCCGCAGGCGGCGTGTGTGTTCTTCCGCCCGACGTTGTGCCTCGCGAGCACGGTCAGGCGCTCAACGCGCTGCTCGATCAGTGCGAGGAGGATGTCGTGTTCATGTGCGAGGACGACCTCTACATCCGCAATCCCGAGATGGTGCGTCGATACTTCGAGCGCGTCGAGGCGCAAAGCACAGTGATCGGGCGTCCTCGTGGCTCGATGTCGATGGAGATTGTCAACGCGCTGCACAGTCAGTACCCACAGGGTGCGGGCCTGTGGCCGTTCTTATTCGCACGTGTCGAAGACCTCCGCCGACTGAGTGAGCCGTTCGGTGCTCGTTGGTGGGCCGCAGGCGAGACGATCAAGGGCGTGAACTACACGTGCATCGAGGCGTGCAATGCAGACACGTTCGGCGCGGCGTCGATGGAACTTCGCGGGCTTGTGCCGGTCGAGGTCGGAGAGAGCGAGCAGCGCGGTGGGTGGCATCACGCGGGCAGTCTCTCCTCCGGGCCGTACACAAAGGACTACGAGCATGTGCGCGCGGCGGCATTCTCGTGGCGAGTCCGAGTCGGGTGGTGGGAGAAGTTCCACGCCACATGGCCGGGAGGACTCCCGGAGCAGTACGCGGCCTACGGTCAGGCGCTCGACCGCCTCCATGCTACTCTCCGGTCATGAGCATCGTCACCTTCCCGTCCGGGCTCAAGTGGGATGTCCGGGATGACACGACTGATTGGAACACCGTCTACGCTGCCGGTGCCGACGGCGATGAGTACGGGCTCACCGGGGTGAATGTAAACGAGGCGCTCGTCTTCGACATTGGATCACACATCGGCGGGTGTGGGGTGTGGCTCGCTACTCGGAATGCGCGAGTCGTGTTCGTGGAGCCGATCCCGGAGAACGTCGAGGGGATCAGGCGCAACCTCTATCTCAACGGAGCGCATGCGCTTGGCATCGTGGAAGCAGCCGTCGGGACGGATCGCATCTGTCTCGGCCCGCCGGGAGATGCGCACGAGTACATCGGCGGTATGACCGGCGTATCTGACGACGACTCCCGTTGGCTCAATGTCGGGCGCACGACGTTCGACAAACTCGCTCAACGCTATGGCGTGCCGGACATCGTGAAGATCGACTGCGAGGGAGGCGAATGGGAAGTGCTGCGTAGCGTGAACATCCGCGCCGTTCCGCTCATCGTGGGCGAGTATCACCCGCTCGACGCCTATCGCGGCCCGAACATCGCGGTCATGCTTCCCGATCACGACGTGACCATCGGAGAGAGTCCCGATCTTGGCGGCTTCCGCGCGGTGCGCCGATGAGCCCGGAGGAGCAGATCGCTTACTTCAAGGTTGCGAAGACTTGTGAGGTTGACGGCGACATCGTAGAGTGCGGCGTCTACAACGGGGACTCTCTTTGCGCGATCACGTCGGCGCTCCCCGGACGCAGGGTGTGGGCATACGACTCCTTCGAGGGCTTCCCGCCGGGCAATCCTCTGCATGATGACCCCGTGGCGCTCGGGCTCGCGGGTGCGGTAGTCGGGCATCCGTCGCAGGTAGCGCGGCAACTCCACGGGCTCGCAGGAGAACTACAGATTCGCGCCGGGTGGTTCGCGGAGACGTTCCTACTTCCGCTACCCGAGCGCATCGCGATACTGAGTGTGGATTGCGACCTCTACGACTCCGTGCTCCTGACGCTGCGCACGATGGCAAACCGCGTCGTGTCCGGCGGCATCATCACCGTGGATGATTGGACGTGCTTCGAGGGTTGCCGTGCGGCGGTTTACGATTGGGTGATCGAAAGCGGCGAGCGTCCGCTACTCACGACGTTCGGTACCGGGCAAGCGTACTGGCGTGTGTCATGAACGTTCTTGTGGACAGGCATCATGCCGGTCTTTTGTACTCCCTTCAACTTCTCTTTGAGGATAGGTTGGGTCTAGACTTGTATATTCCGATTGGCTCGCAGTGGTGGGACTTGGGCGTGTGGCAGTTCGGCAAGGGCTACGGTGATGACCGGCTCGCGCAGCAGTATCTCTCGATCAACAATGCCGAACTCATCCTCGGGCTAGATGAGGCCACACCTGCACGCGAGGCCGTCGAGGGTGACGGGCATTACGTGCTGCGCGACATGGCCGAGTATCCCGAGCGGGACATCCGCTGCGTCACGATGGAGCAGTACAAGAACCTCGGAGAGTGGGCCTACGTCGTCGCCACCGTGCCGGACAACGCGCCCGGCTTCGCAACACTCGCGAAGTACAGCGGCGCGAAGTTCGTCTATCAGGTGGGCAACCACAATCAGTTCATCGACTGGACTCTTAACCCCATCGTGCTCTCGTCATCCGAGGCCGACCTCCGAGGCTCGACCAAGGCCGTAGCGATCCACCAAGAGTTCGAGAAGGACACCGTGTTCCGCTACCGGCCCCCGTCGTACACGTACCAAGACCGCTGCTCGACCGGCTCGTTCGTCAACTGCTTCAACCGCATCCCACGCGAGTTGGGCTACTGGACGGAGACGCGCGACATCCTCGACCCCTATGGGTGGTGCTTCGCGATGCACGGCTCCGACGGCGACGACGGCAAGGTGGGGCCGTGCGCGACGCTCGCGGACAAGATCGCAGAGTTCGGGTTCGGGTGGCACGACAAACCACACGGCGACGGCTTCGGCCACGTGATCCACTACCTCGCGTCCGTGGGCCGTCCGCTCGTCGGCAACGCGGCGAACTACAAGGGCCTGTTCGCGGAGGGCTTGTGGGAGGACGGCGTGACGGCAGTCGATACCGGCAAGCGCAGCCCGGCGGAGACGGCGGAGATTCTCCGCGACATCGCGAGCGATCCCGACATCCACAACGAGATGTGTAAGGCCATCCGCGAGCGCGTGGACACCCTCTGCGACTTCGACGCCGAGGAACTCCTCGTGCGCGACGTGCTCGGGCTCTAATCCCTCGAACGAGGGAGAGACAACTCCCGGCTCCTGCCCGATACTGAGGGCATGGACAACTTCGATACACCCGAGAGCGCGTGGGATTCCGAGTCACGGCGCTCACCCTTCTGCACCGTGTGGTCACCCGAGCAGGACGACGACGCCGAGTGGCAGCGCAACTACGACAAGGCGATGTCGATATGGGGTCAGGAAGACCTCGCAGACGAGTACGCGGACGCGAGGGCATAATGATCGAGGTCAAGGTTTACGCGGGCGCGGCACTGCTCTCGCAGGTCTTCGACATCGAAGACCCCGAGACGGCAGTGTTCGCGGCGCAGACGATGTGGGACGACGCGCTCCGCGCGACGTGCTGCCAGGGCTACGAGAAGACGATGCGTGCGACGTTCGCAGTGGACGGCGCTCTCGTGCGGATGATCGAAGGGCGGCGTCCCCGATGATCGAGCGCACTTGCTTCTCAGACACCGGGTGCGGCGAGACGCCGTGCGTGTGCAGGCCCGAGCGCGAGCAGGAGTGGCCCGATCACGGACTCGAAGACACGCACGACTTCACCCCCGCCGATTGGGACTGCGGACTCGGGGAGGTTGACTGTGGCGGCGAGTGATAAGCCCCGGCCCGAGATTGGCTCGGACGCTTGGATCGCGGCGGAGATTGCCGCCGGGCGACCGCCCGAGGAGAAGGATCGGCCTCCCGTTCGCTAGAATACGGGCATGAGCGGATTCTCCACGAAGGTAGTCGAACTCGACAACGCCGGACACGGCAGCGTCACCGTCGGCCCCGCGCTGTACTACGGGCAGCAGGGTGCGACCGGCGTCACGAACGACGGCGACGACCTCGGGACGGTGCTGCTCACGCAGGCCACTGCGCGGTTCGTCGTGGGCGAGGTCGATGTGTCCGGCCCGGCGAACACCGAAGCAGCCCTGTACTTCGCGTTCGGCTAGGCTGCTACCCTCCGGGGTATGGCTTGGCTCGTAGTCCTCGGCACCGGCACATGGAGTGCGCCGGGCCTTACGAAGACCACGTTCAAGGCGAGCGTCTGTAAGTCCTCAGGACGTGCCTACGAGGTAGACGACGCGGTGGCTGCCGAGGCCACCGGGACGGGCTACGATTGGCTGCTCGTCTTCGACACGGAGCCCGTGCTCGATGTGAGCGATCCCACCGGCCCGCTCGAACCGGACGACATCAAGGTAGGCGTCTCCGGCGGCGTCCGGCTCGCGGTGCTCGACGGCGGGGCCGAGCCCGAGGAGGAGGACTACCCCGATCCCGAGGCCCCCGAGATGGCGCACGGCTGCTCGTGGTGCGTCCGCTCGTTCCCCTCGTCCGGCGCACTCGGGCGGCACATCGAGTTCGAGCACACCTACCGGCACGACGCCGACGTGGCGGCGAGCATCGCGGAGCACGAGGCCCGGCAGTCCGAGCGTGCGGCGCTCCGCCGGTTGAAGGACGCCGAGGAGCCGCTGCCCCCGTGGGAGCGCGAGGTAGACTCATAGCATGGCGCTCTCGTCGCTCGAAGAAGTCAACCGCATCCTCGGCTTCACGACCGGGGACAACCCGACGCGAGACGCCAAGGTGCGGGCCGAACTCTCAGCCGTCGAGTCGTGGGCCGAGACGGCCCTGTGGAAGATCAGCGTCGAGGGGCCGAACGTCGAGGTCTACTATGACGTGGTGGAGGACGCCACTCTGTTCCTCCCGGCGGGCGACATCACCGTGACCAAGGTCAAGATCGTTCCCTACGTCGCGGGCGACGACGGCTTCTACTTCATCTACATCAACTCCTCCTCCTCGACCGGCCAGGGCTACGACCTCGATGACCAAGGGCGGCTCATGCTGCGCCCGATGAAGACGTTTGCGCCGTTCGATGGCGCACGCGCGAACCGGCTGCTCATCACCTACGCGCGAGTCGAGGTTCACTACGAGGGCACGGGCGTCGTACCGCGTGCCGTCTCCGAGGGGATCGCGTTCCTCACGGCGGGCTATCACGCCTACGGGCCGAAGGCGCTCGCGGCGATCAAGTCGGAGCGCATCGGTGACTACAACTACACGCTCGGCGGCATCGGGCCGGGCGAGGAGTTGCCGTACATGCAACAAGCCATGTTCTTCCTCAAGAGGTTCATCAAGACTCAGCGCGTCCGGGTGATCTAACGTGGGCTTCGAGGCCCTGCTCATCCACGAGTTGCAGGTGTACCGGCGCACGGGCGAGGTAGACAACTTCGGGCAGCCGAAGTCGATCAACCCCCGGCAGCACGAGATTGACGGCGAGACGCTCGTCCACACGTACCCGTGTCGCGCGTTCATGAGCGCGGGCGGGCTCCGCATGAACGAGCGGATGATCGACACGTTCGAGCGGCAGTTCACGGTCTTCACGAGCATCGACGTGGACATCAACGAGGACGATGCGCTGCGTGCTATCGGCGTGGACGGCCATCTCATCTTCGGGCTCTCCAAGATCAAGGACTCCGAGACGAAGTACGACTCGACCGGCCCGCATCACTGCGAGTACACGATTTGGGAGCAGGCCGGGCCGGGCAAGGCGGCGGGCTAGGATGGCGATGGTATCCCGCACGTGGAACGGCCTCACGATCCAATCGAAGATCGACCGCGCAGCCGGGCGGGCCATCGTCGGCGTCGGCGTGCTCGCGTCCGTCGAGACGAAGCGCGTCACGCACAAGATCACCGGCACGCTCGCCCGCTCCGTCCACGCGGCGGAGCCGATGGAGTACCATGAGTTGGATGAACAAGATGCCGCAGGAGGCGCTGACCTCATGGAGAACGTAGGCGAGTTGCACGCCGGGAAGATTCCCTTCGGGCGCGTCATCGAAGTGGGCTCGTGGATCAGTTACGCATGCGCCGAGTGGGTTGGGCGCGGGCACCCCGGCGTCACGCAGGGGCTCGAAGTCACGCGCGGCGCACGCACGGACGCCATCGTCAAACAGGCGTTCATCGAGGAGGGGCTCGCGTAATGCCGTCCGGGCTCCCGCCGATCAGCCCCGCCGAGTTGACTGCCGACCTCATCCGCCGGTACGGCTCCGCCATCACGAACGAGGGCTATGCCCTCGTGGTAGGCCCGGCCACGGACGCGCAACAACAACAGGGCGTCGTAACGCTCATGGCGGCGGGCTTGCCGTTGATCGAGAAGTACGCGCCGTTGCAGTGGCACCGCTCGCAGGCGCGGTGCATCGCGGGCGACCTCATCACCGCCGACATCATCGCGCAGTTGGTGCAGCGCGACACGCACGGAGTCATCCGCAAGTTGTGCTTCCAGAAGCCGAAGGCCGAGTACCCCGAGGACACGGGGCGGTGGTTCCTCGTGCACATGGCGAACGTCACCGCCGGGCCGTCGCACCACTACGACTCACCCGAGACGTGGGAGTCGCTCCTGTTCATCGAGATGATGATTGGCACGGACGCCGTGGCGACCGGGCCTGACTTCCCCCAATAGGGGGTTGCGTTCGGCAGCGCCCGGCCCGATAATGTGGGCATGCAAGCATACGGAATCTTCGAGCACCATCGCGAGCGCACGCCGACCGGCGGCGGGCTCGTCGCGCGGGCCGTGTACGACGACGGCTCGGCGCACGATCAGTTCAACTATGGCGGGCTCGTGCCGATCAAGGTCTACAAGACTGAACGCGGCGCAGACGCCTACGTGGATCGCAAGTACCGGGAGCGTGTAGGCTCCTAATCGTTCGCAGCGTCCGCTACGGCGGGCCGACTGCCACGGAAGTGCCGACGGCCCTACGGGGCCGTTCGCGTGTCAAGTTTTTGGCACAAAAACTTGTCAAGCACGCGGGCGACCGACTGGCCGCATCTCGACTCCGGCGGCGCGCAGGTGACGGAGCACCGTCCCGCGCGAGCAGCGCAGGTACTTGGCCGTCTTCCGCGTGCTGCCGTGGATCGCATACCACTTCACGACGAGCGCGGTGTCCTTCGGCTTGAGTGTGCGGGCCATCTCGCAATGGTACCACTTTGATAGAATGCTGCGCGGAGGGGTACAGTCCTGATTGCGATGGCATCCCCTTACGAGTATCCGGTCTACTTCGACTCCGACGCGGTTGCGGACGCGGGTTCGCCCGATCCGGGCACCGCTCTCCTGTTCCCGCCGCTTGCGGGCATCGCGGCGTACGACGTGTCGAGTCCTGACCTCTCGCGTGCAGCGTCGGCCATCTACTTCAACGATGTCTCCCGCTGGCCCGCAACTGACGCGGGTACCGCGATTGCGCTTGCGACGACGATGGTGGACTCACCCGACGGCGCGGCGCTCGCCAACTGGCTTGCTTCTGAGCACGGTCTTCTCCCCGGCATCCCGGTCGCAGTTCCGACCGGCCCGGATCAGGTGACCGACGACGAAGGTGAAGGGCGCACGGACAACGAGGGCACGATCCCGTATGTCAATCCGGCGAACACGTCGAACCCGGATGCGATCTACGCTCTCAACTGGCTTCTGGACAACTAGGTCATGGCAAACACTCAGCCTTACGAGATTCTCGCAGGGCCGCTCTCGGTCTACTTCGCGCCGACGGAGACTCCGTTCCCGGCGATCACGGACACGGACGAGACGATCACGGACGGCGGCACTTGGACGCCCATCGGATTCACGGAGGGCGGCATCAAGGTGGCGCACCCGCAGACGGTTGTCGAACTCCGCGCCGATCAGGTGACCGGCGTCATCAAGGCCGTGCGCTCCGAGGAGGGTCTCGAAATCACGTTCGACATCGCCTCCTTGACTTTGGAGAATTACGCGCTCGCGCTGAATCAGGCGATCACCGGCCCCGGCACGGGTGCAGGCAAGAAGTACGTCAAGTTGTATAGGGGTGGATTTCAGGTTGAAACTTTCAGTCTCCTGTGTCGTCAGGGCCATCTTTCACCCTACGGTGATAAGCCCCTGAGTTTCGAGGTTCCGGTTGTCTTCGAGGCAGGCTCGCCGGAAGATACCCATTCGAAAGACAATAAAGCAGTGCTGGCCGTGTCACTTCACGCGATGGTTGACCCCAACCGGGCCGACGATTCTGAGTCCTTCGGTCGAGTCAACGCAGGCGACTGACTAACCCCTTAGCGCCACGCGGCGCACACGACGGAGGCACAGCCATTTTGGCACAGCCCGATGAGACTACTTACCACGCATACGACGAGCATTGTGACGCCAACGGCAGTTGTCACACCCTTCGGTTATGTAGTCGAGTGGCCCACCGCATCCGACGCACTCCGTCTTCAACGGCCCGACGACCGCTATGGATCGCACGGATTCCGCTTGCTCCTTCTTCACATCCGAAAGGTATGGCCACAGGATGCGGAGCACCTTCTCACCTTCCTCACGGTATGCATGAAACACGTAGTGCGGCTTGGTGCCCGGTGTCTTTCCGCTCGTGTGCGAGATGTACGGCCCGTATGGCCCGCCGACCTTGCCAGCGCCAACGGCAGCACAAAACCGGTCAAGCACGCGCCGATCAATCTGTCCGACCTGTACTCGCAAGTATGGGCGAGTGTGTTTTCCATCAACGGTCATTGCACCCGTGTGCCCCTCCCCATCGAAGAAGCCTGCGGCCCACGCGATTTCTGTTTTGTTCTCCATAACAAGGAAGTCTAGCAGATGGAACCCGATCACATCGACGTTGACTTCTCCCCCACCCGCAGGCTCGTGAAGCGAGCGATCCGCGACTTGGAGGATGCCAACAAGGAACTCGCGCGGCTCGAAGAACGGTGCCTCGCGCTCGAAGCACGTCTCCTAGCCGAATACGGAATCGAAAGGAAGATCACATGACCGAGGAGTTCGCACTCAGTTTCACCACCGCACTCAAGCCGACCCGCAAGTTTCAGGTCGATGGCAACGTCTACGAGATTCTCGGCTTCGAGCATCTCACGCCCGAGCAGGAGGCCGAGGTCATCGCGCAGTTCGCGCGGTTCGGTGTCTTGCAGGCCGAGTTGGAGATGACGGCCAAGACCGCTCGCGGCGCAGTGCTAGCAGCGCAGGTGCGCGAGGTTCGCCTCTCGATCCTTACCCGGCTCACCACGATGCCGAAGGAAGTCGCGGCGTCTCTGCATCTCGTGCAGCAGGTCAAGTTGTTCGAGGCCGTAGACGCGGAGCCCGATGACGACGACGACGACGCGAGTGGCACCGAGCCCGCCACGAGTTAAGGTCGAGGACTGGCCTCGGCTCACGCGGTTCTACGGCATCTCCCCGGCGGAGTTGCTTCGCACCCCGCACGCCATCCTCGAAGTCTACGCGGCGCAACTCATGGAGTTGCAGGCGGAGGAGACGCTCATGGCGATGGTCGTGTCCGATATGCCGTACATGTCTGACTCCGACCGGAAGAAGGCTCGTCGCCCACTCGCACGTGTGGTGGGCGGCGGCGAGCAGGTGCAGAAGATCGACCACACGACCGAAGGCGGCAGGGCAACGGCAGCGCAACTCGGGATCGGCGTCCGGGGCGCGATAGAGTCAACAGAAGAATCCGATCCACGAAAGGAACTCAAGTAGCATGGGCACCGGCACTCTAGGCGCAGCAGTTTACGAACTCGTCTTCGACACCCGTCAGGTGGCGAAGATGACGACTGCCGAGGGCAAGGTCGTAGCGGCGACCGACGGCATGGAGGCGGCGACCCTCAAGGCCGACGAGTCCGTGATGAAACTGGCATCGGACACGGGGCTCGCTGCCGGGCGCATCTCCGCATCGTACAAAGAGGCAGCCGCAGGCGCGGCGCAGGGCGCGGATGAGATTTCGGCAGCGGCAGCGAAGGGTGCGGCTGCGACCTCAGCGGGCGCGGCGAAGTCCGAGAGCGCGCTCATGCGCTTCGGGAAGATCGGCGGCGGCATGGGGCAGATGCTCGGGCTCGGTGCGGCGTACTTCGCCATCAAGGGCGGGTTCGGGTGGATGGAGTCGGCGCAGTCCGGGATGCTCGCAGTCAATCAGACGCTCAAGGCCACCGGCAACGTCGCAGGTGTCACGCGCAAGGACGTATCGAGCCTCTCGGATACGTTCACGAAGTGGACGGGCGACTCTCGCGGGACGAACCTGCAACTCTTGCAGTTGCTCCTTACGTTCAAGAACCTCCGCAACGTCGGCGCAGGTAACCTCGCCATCTTCGACCGCTCGGCCAAGTTGGTCGAGGACATCGCAGTCGGCACCCATCGCTCGACGCGCATGATCGCACTCGCGATGGGCAAGGTCATGAACGACCCGGCGAACAACCTACAGTCCCTCGGACGCGCGGGTATCCGCTTCAACAAGGTGCAGCAACAGATGGTCAAAGACATTCAGGCCGGGAACAAGGCGTTCCAGGGGCAGAAGGGTCTTGTCGGCGCGCAGTTGTACGTGTTCTCGCAGTTGTCCGCGTGGACAGGCAAGGCGGCGGCGCAGACGAACTCGCTCTCGACGCGCCTACACGTGGCGAAGGATGCCATCGACGCGGCCTCCGCGAAGATCATTCAGGCACTCCTCCCGGCGTTCGTCTCGTTGACGCACATCATCGGCACAGTGGCAGAGTTCCTCGCGCGCCACACGACGGCGCTCAAGCGTCTCGTCGTTGCATTCATCGCGGCGAAGACGGCAGCGTTCGCGTTCAACCGCGTGATGACGCTCATGAAGTTGGGCTCGTGGGCCGCAGGTATGATGGGGCTCACGACTGCAACGGAGGCAGAGGCGGGCGCTGCTAGTGCAGCGGCTACATCTACCGGCGCGTTCTCGGCGGCGGCGCTCGCGGGACTCGCACCTATCGCGGCAATCGCGCTCGCGGTGGGCGGGCTCATCCTCGAATGGCAGTCGTTGACCAAGGCGCAGAATGAAGCGGTGGCTGCGTGGAACAAGGTCGGTACCCCTCAGCGGAACGCCAACGCCTTCTACGCGCAGCGTGTGGCCGTGTACGAGAAGCAGGGCATGTCCCCCGCCGACGCGAAGAAGAAGGCGGCAGCCGAGACGCTCAAGGTTACCGGGCTCCCCGGCGGCAAGGCGGGTATCGCGGCAGCACAGGCGGAGACGCAAAAGTACGGCAAGCCGGGCACCGTGCCGGAAGGCGCGGCGAAGTTCGGCAAGGGCGGCGGCATCCTTCCGCTCGCGATGCAGATTCAACTCGCCATCTCTCAGCGGATGGGTGCGAAGGTGCAGATTGCACAACTCAAGAAGGAGCAGACGTACCTCTACGACTTGCTCAAGAAGACCAAAGACCCGAACAAGGTGCTCGCGATTCAGCAGGAACTCACGTCCATTTGGTCGAACATGACCGGCTTGCAAACAAGCCTGACCAACAAGGCCAACAAGAACAAATACTCGGGCGTAGTGCCTATCGCGATGGCATTGGCGTATCAGAAGGCACTGCGCACGAAGGGACTTGCAGACGACATCAAGGTGCTCAAGGAGGAGGAGGGCTACTTCGCTGCGCTCGTGAAGCAGCACAAGGGATCGGCTGCGAAGCAGTTGGCATACTCGACCGAACTCACACGGGTACAGACGAAGTTGCAGGCCGACCTCAAGAAGCAGGCGGCTGCTCGCGCGGCGGCGAAGCACAACTTCGACATTCAGATGCAGGCGTTCGTTGATACGCGCGGCTCCTTCTTCTCGCAGTTCGCATCCTCGATTTTCCAGGCAGGGCCGGGCGGGCTCACGATGGGCGCGACGCCGGGCGGCGGCGACAAGACGGTCAATCAGCACAACACGTTTAACGAGATTCCGAAGGATCGGTACAAACTCTCCCGTAACATGCAGGCGCAGATGGCGCACTCGATGTAAGTATGGACTCAGGAATCCCTCATAGCCTTCTGACCTCCCTCGGGGAGATTGTCTTCAACGACCTGACCGGCGACGCGACGGTAACGGCATCGGGGCTCTCCGATGTAGCAACCGGCTCGGTGTGGCCCGGCCCCGGTGTTGTGCCTGCGTCGATCAATGCAGAGTTCAATGCAGTCGGACTCCCGCCGGGCAACGGATACCTCATGCAGTTCGTCGGCGGCACACACGGTGCTCCTGTGCGTGCGACGATTGATAACCGACCCCATAAGCCGGGCGGCATCGCACACAAGTTCTTCTCGGGGCCGAAGTACATGACGCTCACGGGCCACATCATCGGAGACACCCTCGAAATCCGGCAGGTGCTCTATGACTACCTCGCGATGCACTTGTACGCAGCACAGAATGCAGACTCACGCCACTTCTTCAAGCCGAACGGTGCGAACTCCCCGACGCGCTTCCACACTGTCAAGTGCTACGACCTCGGTGACATCATCGGGCCGTCTACCGCTCAGGGCACATCACCCGCAGGCATCGCCGGGCCGAAACTGTTTGACTTTGAGTTCGTTGCAGTCAACCCGTTCTCATACACATACACCGAGCGCGACACGCCGATCATCGGCACCGCGTCTGCGCACGTGGACAACGACGGCACCGTGGAGACGTGGCCCGTCATCGAATGCTACGCAGGCGGCAGTGCGATGACCTTCTTCGAGATTGGCAATGGCACCTTCCAGGTGATTTGGACGGGCAACTGCCCGGCGGGCCATTACATCGAGGTCAACATGTTCGAGGAGACGATGTTCCAAGACCGTAACGGTTCAAACAAGATCGGCGGCTTGGACGACCAATCCGACTTTTGGAGCATCCCACCGCAGGGCGGCGCACTCATTAACTCGAACGGCCCGGATAACATCCTCATCAAGTCCAACGACGCTTGGATTTAGCGCGTGAGCCTGTACGCGCCCGTAGATTGGCGGTTCGTAATCCTAGCCCCTGTGGGCGTCGCACGCGCGTGGAAGAAGATCGCGATACTGACGCACGTCGCGCAGGATGTCGAGTTGCTCTACCAACTCAACCGCTCGACCATGCTCACGTTCTCCGTGCCGTCGGACAACCCGCTCGTCAACATCCTGCACACGGATGGACTGCCGTTCCTCTCCGTCGGCCCGCGCTGGATTCTCGGGTGGCGTAAGGCCCCGGCCACACTTGAACCGACTCCGGGGCAGTGGGTGTTGCAGTACGCCGGGCGCGTGTGGACGTTGCAGGACACGGGCGACGGCGACAACTGCCGCACGATGGTCACGTGCTTCGACACGCTCAAGCACTTGGAGAAGCGGATCGTTCGCGCTGCCGACGGCACGTTCCGTAAGCAGGTCGCATGGTGGGCGACTCCGGGCTCGACCGTGGTCAAGAACATGATCGACCGCACGCAGTCGTTCGTCGGCACGTGCCGTATCGACACGGGCGGGCATTGGGTTGACTCGGCGCTCATGGGCGCGATCAAGGTGGATCAGGCGATGGTCATGCCTACGCTCCTGCGCGTCACAGACACCGGCACGTTCGACCTCGATCCCGCACCCCTCGACGGCTCCGATGGTAACTTCATGCTGCTCGGCGGACGCCCGCGCCTCGGTGGCGACAAGCCCAACGTCGTGATCGGGTACGCAGCGCCTCCGCGTCGCGCCGTCGGCTACGACCGCACGCAGTCGCTCGACAACCTCACGAACTCGGTGGACTTCTTCGGCAAGTCGAGTAAGGGGCGGCACGTGCACTCCGAAGACCTCGACTCGCAGGCGACCTTCGACGTCTTCGAGGATGTGTCCGTTATCCCGGACGTGCAGACGGACGAACTCTTGCAGTTGCTCGCGGACGAGGAGGTCTTCCTTCGCAAGAGTCCGAACGACCTCATCTCGATCATCCCGACGCCGGAGGATTCGCCGCGCTTCTTCAACGAGTATTTCATCGGGGACACGATCAAGTTGAGCGCAGCGGTCAACCCGCTCCCCGTGACGCGGCAGGCGATCAACGGATTGCAGCGCGTCTACGGCGTGCGCCTCAAGGTGGACAACGAGTACGGTGAGGCGGTCACTGAGATGATCGCGAGCGCGAACGCGGAGTCTGCACTGTAATGGCGAAGCATCTCAAGCGCGAGACAGTACACACCCAACTCGGGGAAGGCGCGAAGGCGCAGAAGCGGCTTGAGCACCGTATCGACGGCGATTGGATTTACGTCGGCACGTACCCCACCGATCCGAATACGAACCCGGACTCGCCTCCGTTCGAGAACGGGTGGAAGAACACGGACTCCGGCGTGCTGCCGATGCGCTTCCGTTGGCTGCTCTCCGGCGACATTGATATTGAATGGGACGTGACGAACGACATCCTGACCGGCGGTGCGGAGATTGGCACCGTGGTCTTCACGTTGCCCGTCGGCTACCGGCCCGACTTCGTGACCCCGCTCGTCGGCTCCTCGACGCTGCTCCTCATCCAACTTCTCGTCGCGCACCCGGACGGTACGGTCACGTTCGGTGGCGGCGGTTCGACCGGCCCCACAGGTGTCCCCGGTGCGACCGGCGGCACGGGGCCTCCGGGTACGACCGGCCCGAGCGGCGGAACAGGTGGGACGGGCGGTACCGGCGGAGTAGGCGCGAGCGGCACGAGCGGCGCGAGCGGGGCAGCCGGAGAGACGGGTGCGACCGGCCCCGCAGGAGGCCCCACAGGGCCGACCGGGCCTACTGGCCCCGCAGGAGGCCCGACTGGCCCCTCAGGGCCTACCGGCCCCACAGGGCCGACCGGCGCGACGGGCGGCTTGGGCTCGACCAACATCATCTTCAACGAGGTTCCCGCAGGCACCATCGACGGCTCGAACGACACGTTCACGTTGGCGAACGCTCCCGATCCTGCCGGACATCTCGCGCTCTACAAGAACGGGCTCCTCATGCAGCCCGGCGGTGTTGACTACACACTCACTAGCGATACCATCGTGTTCGCGACGGCGCAGATTCCGCTGACCGGAGAAGTGCTCGAAGCGATCTATCAGTACGGTGCAGGCCCCGCAGGTGCTACCGGCCCCGTAGGCGCAACTGGCGCGGGCGGAACTGGCACGACCGGCGGCACAGGTGGAACCGGAGGCACGGGCGGTGTTGGTGCAACCGGCGCGAGCGGTACCTTCGACTACTACACTGCCAACTTCGAGGGCGAGGAAGCCGTCACGTCTACGTCGTATGCGACGTACACAGGGGCTCCATCACTGACCGGACTTGACGACGGCGATTGGTTCGTCATTTGGGGATGCGGCGGTAAAGGTGACGACAACGCGAACGGATCGGAACTCCGACTCGCGGTGCAAATCAACGGCGGCGGCGAGACGAACTACGTCGAGTCACAGGAGCAGTTGTACTACACCGGCATCGCGCGGCACGAGAAGGTCACACTCTCCGCAGGCGCAGGTGCCAACACTCTCGCGCTCGTTGCACTGACGACCATCGGCGGGCACACGAGCAAGGTGCGTGAGTCATGGATCGCAGCGTTCCGTGGCGGCGGCGTCGGCGGTACAGGAGGCACAGGCGGCACCGGCCCCTCAGGCGGGCCGACGGGCGCTACCGGGCCGACTGGCCCGACTGGCCCCTCGGGCGGGCCTACCGGCCCGACGGGAGCCACCGGCCCGACGGGAGCCACTGGCGCTATCGGTGTGCGCGGCGTCGGCGCGATTGACGTGCAGGTGTTTACGACTGCGACTGCGGGCGCAACTGGCGCGGGCGCGACATGGACGGCAGCAGCGGGCACGACGTGGGCCGAGGTCTTCCTCATCGGAGGCGGCGGAGGCGGTGGCGGCGGCGCAGGCGGTGCGAACGGCGGCAGCGGCAACGGCGGCGGTGGCGGCGGTGGCGGCGGCGAAGACGAGCAGATGTTTCGCATCTCCGACATCGGGACTTCGATCACGGTCAAGGTTGGCGCGGGCGGCGCATCCGGTGCGGCTCAGACGACGGCGAACACGACCGGCAACCCCGGTACAGCAGGAACCGAATCAAGTTTCGGCTCGCTCCTCAAGGCGGGCGGCGGCGGGCATGGGGCAGGTGGCGTAATCTTTGGTGCAACCGGCCAAGCACCCGCAGGTGGTGGCGGCGGCGCGGGCTTGTTGCTTACAACGAACGATGCGACTGTATCGAGCACGGGCGGCGGCGCAGCATTCACGGACTACAAGGGCGGTAACGCAGGCACCCCCGGTGTGCACGGCGGCGGCGGCGGCGGGCTCGGGACTGACGACTCCCATGCGAGCCCCGGAGACGGCGGCGGCTCTCGGTATGGCGGCGGCGGAGGCGGCGGCGGCGGTGTGGGTACGAACAACACGGCGGGCTCGGGCGGGGGCGGTGGCTTGGAGACGGGCGGCGGCGGCTCTAACGGCGGTATCCCTCCCCTCAACGGGACGCCTCCGGCGGGCAATGTCGGCGGCTCCGTCGGCCTACGCGGTGCGGGCGGTGGCGGTGGCGCGGGTGCTCGGCATAACGACGGCATCGCGACGGCAGGCGCGGTGGGCGGAGCCGGAGCCAACTACGGCGGCGGCGGTGGTGGCGGTGGCGGCGGCGGCGCGGGTGGCGGCGGCGGTCATGGTGGTGCGGGCGGCGCAGGTGCCGATGGCATCGTCGTGGTCGTGTCCTACTAGATTGCTACGCTTACGCGATGCGCCTGCATCTTGTCTCGCTCCCACACACTGAAACGACCTCGGAGTACATGACCTGCGCCTACACGCAGAAGGTGGTCAAGTTCTCGAAGATGATGGTCGAACAGGGGCACGAGGTCTTCCTCTACGCGGGCACGCGCAACGAAGCCATCTGCTCGGAGCACATCGAGGTCATCACCGAGGAGGAGCGGCTCGGGTGGTACGGCAAGTGGGACACGAACAAACCACCGGACGTGGATTGGTCACCCGATCAACTTCCATGGGGCGTCATGGCTGCACGCACTGTTCGCTCGATCAAGAAGCGCCGTGAACCGGGCGACATTCTCTGTATGGTCGCAGGTTGGTCGCAGCAGGCTATTTCCAAGGCGCTCCCGCAGTTGCTTCCTCTTGAGTGGGCTGTCGGCTACGAGGGCATCCACCACCAATACCGCGTGTTCGAGTCGTATGCGTGGATGCACCACGTCTACGGACTCACCGGCAACAAGGGATGGGACTACAACACAATCGCCTATGACACGGTGATCCCCAACTTCTTCGACCCCGTGGACTTCCACACCGCGCCGGACAAGGACGACTACCTCCTGTTCATCGGCAGGCTTGTTCGACGCAAGGGGCCAGACGCAGCCGCACGCATCGCTGCGCTCACAGGACGCAAACTCATCGTGGCCGGGCCGGGTGCGAAGGCGCTCATGCCGGGGCGGATCATTGCCGAGGATGTCGTCATCGAGGGCGATGTTGAGTACGTGGGTGCAGTAGGCGCGGACGAACGTGCCGAACTCATGTCCCGCGCGGCAGCGTGCATTGTGCCGACGCTGTACGTCGAACCGTTCGGCGGCGTGGCGGTCGAGGCGATGATGTGCGGCACGCCCGTCGTCGCGACTGATTGGGGCGCGTTCCCGGAGACGGTGCAGACGGGCATCTCGGGCTACCGCTTCCGCACGCTGCGCGAGGGCGCACGCGCAGTCGAGAAGGCAGTCCTCCTCGATACACAGGCCGTGTCGGACTACGCCCATCGGCGGTACAGCATCGACGCCGTAGGCCCGATGTTCTCGGAGCACTTCGAGCGCCTTCAAGAACTGTGGGACGAAGGCGGGTGGTTCGCATCGCGGTCTTTGACGGACTGATTGATTGGTGGGCATTCGGTGACGCTGCCGACGTGCTCGCCGCTGCACCGGACAACGGAGGATTCCCCGGATCGGATGCGGTGTTCTCCGATAACATCGCTCGCTTCGGCCTGACCCCACACGACGGGCTCTACACGAACGGCGGGTTCGGGTACCAAGGCGATCAAATCATCGGTATCAATGATGTCGAGCCCGGAGCGCCGTGGGCCTGCCGGTACGACAAGAAGGCGCTCGTGCAGAATCTTGCACCAACTGGCCCTGCGTGGGACTCCGCAATACACTACGTCTTTGGCGATCTTGTGACCTACCTCAGTATCGTCTATCGTTGCATCGCAGCGAACACAAACGTTGTACCAACGAACGCGGCCTACTGGCGCAGGATGCCGAGCGCCGGAAGCATCGACCCCGCCTCAGGTTGGGGCGGATTCTCCGGCCTCGTTGATACGACGACGCCGACGGAGTTCTCGTTCAACATTTGGGCGAAGCCTACACCGAACGGCTACTTCATATCGCGCTCGGGTGCATTGATGTTGACGTACCTCTGCGGTGATGTGCAAGCAACTCCGGGCTCGGAGCGCGGATGGGCGATCACTGCCAACTACACCGGCACACCGCTCGGTTTCAACCCCAATAGTGGGTTCTTCCAACTGCGCTCCAAGAGTGGTGCGACGATCATGCCGAACTTGAGTCTCGGCTCCTTTCGCTATCTCGGTGATGGTTCGACAGATTGGGTGATGCTGACCATCACGTATGACAGTACGACGGTCAAGTGCTATCAGTCATTCACAGTCGCGGGCTTCGGCTTCGTCACCACGCTCACGGACTCGTTGGTGACGGACTTCCATATCAACTCGCAGATTTGCTTCGGAGCACGGAACAACACCGGGCCTGACGACGGCTTGTTCTCCTCGCCATTCAACGGCGCGTTCGATGAGGCGCTCATGTGGAATCGCGCACTCACTGCCGATGAGGTCAACGCGATCCCTACGGCGTGCAACGGGAGCACGAAAGGTAAGGCCCGCTTCACCGCAGTGCAGCCCGAAACACACAAGTTGTTCACGCACGCGAAGGTGATGCGCGGGGCGCTCGGTACGACCGTCGCGTGGGATGTCGCGGGGCTCTACACCGAGCCCGGCGAGCCGGTGGGCAGCGCGGTCACGGGTGGCCTGTTCCAAACCGTGTGGTTCAAGTGGACGGCCCCGGCCTCCGGCCCGATCACGTTCATCACGGCGGACTCCTCCCCCGGCGATGTCTACTCGCAGTCCCCCGGCGAGGCATCGAAACTGTGGAGCACCCTCACCGTGTGGACGGGCACTTCGCTCGGGGGCCTCACCGAAATCGTCTCCGTGGATGACTCTGCCGTCCACCCGGCGACCTTCACGGCGGTGGCCGGGACGGAGTATCTGATTCAGATCGGAACGGGCAAGACCGGCGAGAACGGCAAGGCATCTCTCGCATGGGGCTAAATCAGCCCGCCCGGCACGTCCTGTAAGCCCCTCTAGCCCTCATAGCGCCGACGCGGGCGCTCACACCCGCGTGGATGCTCCGGGCTTAGGAGGGCTCCTGTGGCCTCGCAGCGATTCCGACGATCAGGCCGTTCGGCCCGTCCGCGATGCCCTCGACCACGACGTATCGGCTCACGCCGTCCTCACGCACGGCGAGCACGTCCCCGGCGGAGATGCGCGAGCCCGTGAGCGGCTGCTCGGCCTCCGGCGGAATGAACCTCAGGTTGTGAAGGGCGATCATACGCAGGCTCCCCGAGATGCTCCACACGCCCCAGGCGAGGAAGAACAGGAGGGCGAAGAACGCAGTAGTCATGTCGTGAAGACTAGCACGTCGCGATATAGGAAAAGGCGACGGCAGGTATACTCGTAGGGTGGACGCACCCGATCCTAAGAAGGTACGCGCAGCCGTCGAAAAGGCCAAGGAGGGCTCCGACGGCAAGGTGCTCAAGGTACTCTACCTCGACGCGCAGGGTGAGCCCGCAGGCGATTGGGCCTCGACGCAGTTGCCCGAGAATCCGTGGGAGACTGTGCAGGCCACCACGCAGTTGATCGAGCCCCCGTTCCCTATGGGGCAGTTGACCTTCCTCGCGGAGATGCACCCGGTGCATTCATCGGCGCTCGAACAGAAGGCAGCGGACGTGTGCGGCAAGGGATGGGAATGGATCGCGGATGATCCCGATGTAGCAGACGAAGACCTCCGTGACGAGATGGAGGACTGGTTCCAGTCGCTTGCACCGGACGAGTTCGACATGCGCGAACTCGTCAACACCGCGTGGCTCGATGAGGAGACGACCGGGTGGGGACTGCTCGAATGCGCACGTGATCCGCAGGGAGTCGTGCAGCGGCTCTACCACGTGCCCGCGCACACGGTCAAGACGCACAAGAACGGGTTTGCTCTCTGCCAGGTGCGCGACTCGCGCAAGATGTGGTTCCGTAGGTGGGGCTCCACTGACATCGCCGGGAAGCCGGTCGAGGTCAACATGCGCAACGGCTCAATCACGAACGTGCCGGAGGATCAGCGCGCGAACGACCTTCTCGTCATCAAGCGCCCGTCGCGGCGATCCACGTGGTACGGCATCCCCGGCTACATCTCCGCAATCGGATGGATCACGCTCGCGCTCGCAGCACGCGATGACAACCTGTACTTCTTCTCCAACCGCCGCGAGCCCCGTTGGGCGATCATCCTCACCGGTATGGCCGAGGATACCGAGATTGAGGAAGATCTCCGGCGCGCGTTCACCGTGGACATGAAGCAGCCGTACCGAAATGTCATGGTACCGGTCGCAGGCAAGGACGCGAAGGTCACCTTCCAAGAGTTGTCGTCCACGGCGAAGGACGGCTCGTTCGGGAACCTCGGGGATCGCGCCGACAAGGCCATCATGGTCGCACACCGCGTGCCCGCCGAGCGTCTTGCGAACTCCCAGGTTGGCGCTCTCGGCGGCAACGTCGCGTCCGAGTCGAACCGCGTCTACAAGGAAGGCGTCGTCGCTCCCGCGCAGGAGGTTCTCAACTCGCGCCTCAATCGCTTCATCGCGGTCGAGTTTGCCAAGTACAAGAATCAGGAGTACAAGAAGGGCGACAAGTCGATGTGGCTTCTCAAGATGGATGACCTCGACATCCGCTCCGACCGCGAGGACATGGATCAGGCGCTCATCCTGTTCCACGGCGATATGATTACGCTCCGGGAAGCGCGTCATCGGCTCGGCCTCGGCCCACTCATGAAGCCGAAGCCGGTCGCACAGAAGAACCCGGATGGTACGCCGAAGACGAACCCTGACCCGATCACGGGTGAGCCGACGCAGGTCTTCGGCCCGCCGATCCCCGGCGTAGACGACGAGGAGAACCCGGCAGTGGACATCAACGGCAACCCCGTACCGCCTGAGGAAGTCGAGTCCGAGTTCAATGACATGTTGTTCTCGCAGTTGCCGGGCGCGAGCGGTCAGGCCGGGCTCCCCGGTGGCGCTCCGCCTACCGGCACCGGCAAGTTGACGCCGGAAGTGAACAAGGCGCTCGCGTCTGACGTGCGTGAACTGCTCCGTTCATCCTACGCGACACATGATCGTATCGCGCGGATGGCCGGAGATGACGGCTAGCGCACTAGACCTCTCCGCCGAGCATCTCCGTCAGGTCGAGGAGTTGTACCTTCGCATCCGCGAGGCGGGGATCGAAGCCGACGCAGGCAGTGATGATCTTCTCGCACTCTCGCGCGAGCACAAGCGGCGCGTGAAGCATCTGTTCCTCGCGGTCGAGAAGATGCGGCGCAGCCCGCACCGGCAGGCCGTCCATGAGAAGTCGCACGCGCAGCGGCTCGCGCTTGAGCAGGTGTGGACGCAGCGGCTCCGGCTCCTCTCCGACCATCTCGTCAACGGCTTCGACATCGACGGGGCCTACGAGGTAGCCCGGCGGGCGTGGGTCACCCCGGCGGACGAGCCCCACGACGGCATCTACGTGGACGAGCATGCGCCGGGGCGGCTCAAGAAGGCTCTCACGCCGCCGAAGAAGTCTGACCTCTCGGTGGTCGAGCACTGGCCCGGCAAGCGCGGGACGGCGGCTCGACTTGCGCTCAAGAGGGCGGCGACTACCGAGGGCGTCGAGGCGCTCGTGCTCCGCGACTCGACCGGCAACCCGATTGCCGTCGCAGCGGTCAAGGCGAGCCCCGGCGACCTGCACGTGGAGTTCCTTGCATCCGAGCCCGGCAAGGGCGCACAGATGATGCAGGAGTTGGCGAAGGTGGCGAAGAAGACCGGCTCCGGGCTCTCCCTGTTCTCTGTCCCCGAGGCGGCGCAGTTCTACGATGGGATCGGGATGGCGGCAGGCGACCGCGCCGGGCAGTACATCATGACCCCTGCGCAGACGGCGGCATTCGCGGTGACCGGCGGCATTCTTCCTCCGGCGGGCTCGAAGGCGGCGGGTATGACCAAAACCGAGCAGGCAGGTGTGCAGCAGTTGATGCTCAACGCGATCCAGTCGAGCGGGACACCTGGCAGCGCCGACGTGAAGCGGGCACTCTCATCGGTCGAGAATCAGGCAGCATGGGAGCGCGGCGCGGCGACGCAGTACCTCGGGCTCGCGGTGCAGACGGCGGAGCAGGCCGGGCAGGTGGCGCTCGATCATCTCGGACTCCACAAGACGTTCGAGTTCGCGAACCCGCAGACGATGGTGGGCGACGCGACGGCGGTGCGCGGCTCGAAGGTGATTCAGTCCATGTACGGGGCGCACGTCGATGCGCTTACGAACATCATCACGGACGCCACTAACCCGGCAGCGCCGCAAACCATCGCGCAAGTCAAGGCGTCGATCCGCGAGCAGTGGCCGAAGTTGCAGACGTATCAGGTCGAGCGGATCGCACGCACGGAGACGGCGGCGGTGTGGATGTCCACGAGCGCGAACGCCTACGCGGCGAACGGCATCTCGCAGTTCGAGACTATCGTCGCCACCGGCCCAAGCATCGGCGTCGAGAGCGAAGACCCGTGCGACGAGTGTGTGGCGGCGGCAGAGGACGTGCACTCGCTCGATGACGACCTCCCGCCGTGGCACCCAAATGCGGTGCTTGGAGGTTCTACGTTTCTATCTTACGGTGAACCGCTCGAAGCGGTTCGTGCGCGCTACCGTGGCCTTTCCGTACTCATCCGTGCGGGGGAGCACGTGCTTACCATCGGGCCTAACCACCCGGTGATGACCCGGCGCGGGATGGTGCCTGCAAATCAGATTCGCGAAGGTGACGAGTTGGTCTACGACAGACGCGCTAATCGGCAGGAAGGCGCGATACGCGCTATCACATCGGACATCGAAGACGTGCCACTCGTCGAGGATGCGTTCACGGCGCTCCTGTCTACGGGCACGTATGCGACCGTTCCCGTGACCCCCGATGATCTCCACTGCGACGGGGTATTCTGCGAGGGCGAAGTCGATGTTGTAAGGCCCGACGGCAACCTGCTGGCGGTACTCGATCCCCGAGGCATCAAGGAGATGCGCGAAGTCGCGTTCGAGGCTTCCAGCGCCGAGTACCCTCAACTCTCTCGTTTTCGCGCGAGCCTCACGCCGAGAGAGCGGGTCGATGTTTCCACGTCGAGCCTCGTGGCAGGCCATGAATCGCTTAGGTTTATTCGAGTCATTCATGTGGACTTTGTGGACTTCGAGGGATGGGCGTTCGATTTCTCGGTACAGGGTGGGATGTATCTCAGTAATGGCTTTATGGTATCAAACTGTCGATGCGAGGCCGTGCCGGTACTGGAGGACACGGACGGCACGCCATGGCTTCCGCCGGACGAACCGTGGACGGGCGGCGGCGACGGCTCCGGTGACATGGCACCGGGCACATTGTTCGAGCCGATGCCTCCACCGGAGCAACTCGCGATGGAGTTTGCGCCGGGCACGGTTGCGCCGTCGGCGGACATCTTGCTCAAAGGCTCGCTTGCGCAGCAGACGGTGCAGGAAGAACTCGGCAACATCGGGCGCGTGCATCAAATCCCCGATCACGTTGATGTGCCTTCGGTCAAGGGCGCGGTACACAACTCCTACTCACCCGATGAGAACCGCATCTTCCTCAATCCTCGTCCCGCCGAAGGCGAGTATCTCAAGGGCACGAGCGTTGTTCACGAGTACGGGCACTTCGTGCAAGAGCAGCGTGTCGTCTCAATGAACGATCAGATTGCCGTGTCCGATATGGCCGAGGCCACGCCGGAGTGGGCGTCGTTCGAGCGGTACGACCAACAACCGAACGAGTTGTTCTCCCGCGTGTATCAGCAGTGGATCGCAACCAAGAACGCGGACGAAGTGAAGTTGGCGTTCTACAAGGCGCAAGGCAAGTTTTGGTCACCCGAGTCGTTCAAGCCTCTCGGCGCGAAGATGGATGAGGTCTTCGCTCCGCTCATGAAGCCGAAGTTCCCGGACGGCTCACCCAAACTCCCGGAGAAGACGCCCGACGCAGCGCCCGCACCGAAGGCGGAGGAGTTCCCCGCACCACTCGTGATCGACGCTGCGACGTGGACTGAGAAGAAGGTAATCGAGACACTCGCGCCGTTCGAGGGACGCACCGTTCGCCTGACGGGCCAGGGGTTCAAGGGGCACGAGTACACGATGGAGGGCGAGTACAAGTTCGACAAGGAATCAGGCTACCCGCTCGTTGGGGATCGCACCATCGGCACCGGCACGGACATGGTGCACGTCGAAGTGCAAGACTCCGGCGGCGCGTGGCACACGATTGCGGAGAAGCCGTTGTCCGAGCGTGCGCCGGTCGAGCCCGAGCCGACGTTCTCGAAGCCCGACGCACTCCCCACGTATTCGGGCAAGACCGTGGAACTGTCCGAGCGGTACAAACTCAAGGTGCCGAACAAGGAGTTGAAGGCGTCGGTCACGACGGCGCTCGATGACATCGCGAGCCGGATTAAACTCCCGGAGGAAGCACGCCCTGTGGACGTTACGCCGGGCTCCGGCATGTCGTCAAACTTCACGCCCGCAGGTGTGCAGCGCGGTGTTGTCAAGGGTGCACGCATTCGTATCTCCACGAATCGCGGTACGCAATCGCATTTCGACCGCATCGACTCGACCTATCATGAATACGGGCACTACCTCGATTGGACGGGCCTTGGCGGCGCGGATGGTTGGGCGGGCACGCGGTACGGCTCCGAGTACGCAGCCGACATGAAACCGCTCATGCAGGCGTTCTTCGACTCGCCCGAGTACAAGCAGTGGCGCGACATCTACTCCGGTAAGTTCAAGCCCGGTGAGGGTGTCTACGCGCCCAAGAGTCATGCTCGCTACATGAAGTCGAACGTCGAGTTGTTCGCTCGCGGCTTCGCGCAGTACATGTCCGAGGTCACTGGCAACGCGGAGTACCGCGCGTTCGTGGCCGATCACGTCCCGCTTGAGAAGGGCGGGTGGTATTGGACGCCGGAGAACTTCGCGCCGATCAAGGACGAGTTCGACAGGTTGTTTGAGAAGCGAGGTCTACTCAAGGAGACGCCACCCGCGCCCGAGCCGTTGCCCGCACCTACACCCGAGCCCCTCGCGCCGGAGACGCCCGCGTTCGCGCCCAAGGAGCCGCTCACGCAAGATCAGCAGTTGGCCGTCAACGACTACACCGGCAGAGGCGGCGAGGGGCAGGAGGGCTACCTACGCACGAACCGTTGGCTCCGTGGGCTCAAGCAGACACACGGCGACCCGCTCGCGACGATCAAGAACCGCGTCGAGCATCTCGATGCAGCCATCGAGAGCGCGGCCCCGCTCGCGACGCCGACGACCGTGTGGCGCGGTATCGGTAACTCTGAGTTCTATGGTGGCGGCGGCACGCTCAAGGTCGGTCAAGTGATCGAAGACCCGGCCTACCTCTCGACCTCTTCGACGCCGAAACTTCCGACCTCGTGGGCGGGCACTCACGGCGACCTGTGGGAAATCAAACTGCCGAAGGGGATGAAGGGCCTCGACGTGAACGCGGCCCTCAAGGACACACCCTACGGCCCACACGGGCTCGATCCGGCCACGACCAAGGAGGGCGAGATTATCCTCCCACGCAACACGCGCCTCGTGGTGGACGCGATCAAGGAGCGTGTCACGACATACCCGAACGGGAACCGCGTGGTCGCACACGACGTTACAGCGCACGTGGAGAGCATCCCCGAGTTGCGCCCGCCGACGCCGGTCAAGGAGAACATCCCCGATCCGAACCCGGCAACTCCGCCACCGCCCCCGCCTCCGCCCCCGCCTCCGCCACCGGCACCCACTCCGGTGCATCCGACGACTCCCGAGGCAACACCGGCCTCCACGACGAACAACCCGCCCCTCCCCGAGTGGCACGACTTCACGACGCCCTCCGGGCTCGAAGCCGGGCTCGCACACTACGAGGGCAAGCAGGTGCGTCTGACGTTCACGTTCCCGAGCGGAGCAACTAAGAAGTTCACCGGGCTCGTTGAGCGCAACTCACGCGGGCAGATGATGGTGGATCGTTCGACGTTCCGCGAGTCAGCCGTCCCGAACATCACGGGCGTCGAGGTCAAGGTCGGCAGTCGCTTCAAGCCGTGGAAGGAATACGAGCGTATGACGCCCGAGCAGCAGAATCCCGCGCCTCCGAAGCAGCGCACGGCATCCGGTTCGTCAGAGAAGCCGGTACCCGAGGGCGGTTACACGTTCCCGGACAACGTACCGAGCGGTGTCCTCGGTGACGTACCGGCAACGCCGATCTTCGAGAACGTCGCGCATGCACAGGCGTTCGCAGAGAGGTACCTCGCACGTGAGGTCTACCTCGGAAAGAACCCGGAACTCAAGGGCGTGCAAGAGGCGCTCGATGCGATGGCGCAAGTGCTGCGCCCGTTCGACTTGAAGATCGAGCGGTTGCAGGTCGAGCATGATCCGCGCTCCTCGGGGCTCGCGTACTACTCCTCGAATGCCACGAAGAAGATGCTCATTGACGGCAAGAAGCAGTATTGGTCAGGCGAACTCATCCGCGCGCAGGCGCAGTTGTTCTCGAAGTCCAAGGCGGCGGCGGTGGGTGACAACCAAGCAGTGTTCGAGGCGAACAAGGCGAAGGAGATTCGCACGCGCGAGGACTGGATCGCACAGGCGGAAGAACGCCACACGTCACCCGAGAAGATCGCGCAGTACCGTCGTGAGATTGCCAACTTGGAAGCGGCGAAGCGGTGGTACATCGCGGCGGTTGATGGCGGTGCTGACGCCACCAAGGCGTTCATGTCGCACGAGGCTGCGCACATGCTCTCGCGTAACTTCGGACATGAAATCGCCGGAGTCAGCATCACGGAGGCGGGGCTCGCGCCGATCTTCACCACGCGACTTGAGTTGCACGGCGTCACGCAGGAGGAGCGTTGGTCAGTCTCGCAATACGGCGCGAGCGGCGACAAGGCGCGACAGGCTCAAAACTCGGAGTTGTTCGCAGAGGTTACGGCGGCGAAGATCAGCGGGCACTATGACCTCGTGCCCCTCAACATCCGCGAGGCATACGAGGAGACGCTCGGCTACATCACGCAGGCTGACATCGAGGCGAAGGCAGCGGCGAACAAGGCCCGAGATGCGGCGGTCGAGGCGAAGCGCGTACAGAAGGCCGGGCTCGAATCGGTGCGCAAGCGGGTTGGGCTACACTAGCGCCATGCCAGGAATCTCCGACCTCTGCCTGCGCTGCGCCCGCTTCCGGGGCGACGGCACGTGCGCGGCGTTCCCGGACGGCATCCCCGAGGAAGTCTTCGGCGGCGAGCATGACCACCACGAGCCCTTCGAGGGCGACGGCGGGCTCACGTTCACGCCGACGACGACGCCGGATGCTGACCGACTTCTCGCGTACCCGCCCGACGGCTTCCCCACAGACTGAGAGCCGCTCGCGCGGCTCCCGGTCTAACGCTTCTTTCGTTAGATGCGTTACGCAGTGGCGACCTCCTTCTCGATGACCCGTGCGCCGGAGGGGCGCTTGTAGAAGCCGAAGTGCTCGTCATTCTGCGACCGCTCGATGGTGGCCTTGAAGATGACCGTCTCGCCCTTGAGGCCGTCGAGGTCGAAGCCCTGCGAGAAGATCGACTCTGCGACCGTGCCCCACACCTTGTTGCCGTCGGCCTCCTTGACGAGCATCTTCGGCTGCGATCCGAAGCCGCGATCCTCAGTCCACTTGGTCGAGAGGACGATGCCGGTGACATCGCGGCGACCCTCGATGAGTGCGACCTCAGGAGTCGCCTCCGTCTCGCGCTCGGCCTGCGCGGCTGCGAACTTCGCTGCGCCCGCGATGAACTTGCGGACTGCCTCGCTCTGCCGCTCGGAGAGGTTGCCCCACTTGTCGAAGGTGTTTTTCATGTTGATGAGGAAGTGATGTGTCTGCGGCGGCATTAGGAACAGGATGATGTCTCCGTTGGCCTCGCGCCATGCGGTGTTGGCCTCGTGGCGCTTGATGCGGTCGGCCTCGATGGCCGCTGCCTTCTCGGCGGTGCGCTTGATGACCGCTGCGCATGAGGGAAGACCAATCGTGTCCCCGGCGCAGATGTGGCCGACGGAGATGTACTCGCCGGTCGGAGTGTGAAGGAAGCAGACACCGTGCGCGAAGACCGCGCCGCAGTGGTCACACGTCATCTTGGCCTCGTAGTTGCCGCCCTTGAACCGGCGAGCGTTCGTGCGCTGAATCTCGGAGCGGAGTTCCGTCTCCTCCTGCACGTATGACTGCGCCATCGCGTCATTCGAACCCTGATAGAAACAACCGAGGAACTCGTACTCGGAAGGGTCGAGAAGCGAAGGGCGGTGAATGTCAGTGCGCTGCGTGGTGCTCATCTTGGGGCTCCTTGTAGTCGTGTCCATGTACTCAGTATCGGACACCCGGCCCTGCCTGTCATCCCTCGAACGAGGGAACCTACCTACGGAGTCGGCTCGCCGTCCCGAGGCACGAGCACGAACTGCTCGGCGTTGTTGTGTGGTTGGAGCCGAGAGGCGACGACGGCGCAGTCCAACTCATCCTTGTGCTCGGGGCAGATGACTTGGTACGTGCGGCGGTCGGAGGGGTCTTCCACGTAGTCGCCCGTGTGGTACTCCGCGCCCTCGACCCAAGGACGGATAATCACGCCACACCCATGAGCCGGTCGAGTTCACGCTCGCGGAGCGCGCGCTTGATGGCCTTCTTGCGGAGCGCCGGAGTGCCGTGGCTTGCGGCTGCCATCCGCTTCTCCTCGTAGAGCGCGTCGATCTTCGCGGAGAGGGACTCGACTTCGGCCTTGTTCGTGGCGGTTGCGGGATCGGCCCACAACGCGCGGCGCTCCTCGGAGAGCCGCTCAATCTCAGATGCAATGTCTTTGGCCATGTCAAGTTTTCTCGCACAAAAACTTATCACACCGGAGCCCCTTTTTACGCGGGGGCTCCGGTGCAAAAAGCATTGGTTACGGGTATGTAGAACTCCCCGGCGTGGATGGGACATTGAGGAACGGGATAACGCCTGTGCTAGAGCCGACAAGCGTGCTCGGCAGGATGCCGTTCCACCTGACGTAGTACTGCCATGACAGGAGTAGAGCCGTCACGGATGCGGCGACTAGTTTGTTCGCCTTGGCCTGCGCCGTTGCTTTGATGAGCACCGAGCGAGCCGTCGCCTCAGCGTTGATGATAGTCTGCGCCTTGAGAGCGCGCTTGGCGGCGATCAGGTTCTCTTGCTGTAACGCCTGTTGATGCGCGATGATCTTGGCCTTGACGGCTGCGACGAACGCCGGATCGAAGATCGCGTCCTCGATGTTGACGTAATCGACCACGATGCCGTAGCCCTTGAGTTGATCGGTCAACTGACCCTGAATCGTCAGTGCGAGCGCGTCCCGCTCCTTGGCGAAGTCGATGGCCTGAATCTGACCAACCGCCGCCTTGGTGCGCTGGTAGAGCGCAGGCTGAATGACCGTGCTCGCGTACTGCAAGCCGATGCGCTGGTACAGGAACGGGGCCTTGGCCGGATCAACGTGGTAGTTGACCGAGGCCACGACGGTGATTTCCTGCAAGTCTGCGGACTGCGCGAACACCTTGTCCGAGTACAACTTCTGCGTTCGCACGGACATCACCGTGAGATGCTGTAGCCACGGCAGAAGAAATGAGACACCCTCGCCACGCGGCGTCTGTTGGACGCCGCCGTTCCACTGGAAGATCACGCCCCTGTATCCTGCGGGGACGACGCCGATGGCAGGCACGATCAGGAAGGACGCGAGCACGGACACCGCTGCCCTCCGTAGTGCGCGCTTAACGACGGGTGCATCCTTGCGATGCCGGAATGCCTGCACCAAGAAGAAGACGGCGACGCCTCCGAACATGGCCCAAATCACCGGCTGTATGAGAGCCGCGTAAGTCATACTGCCTCCTTCTTAGTTTCCATAGCGAGGAACGCTATGGGTTGGATTGTTGGTGCGAGAGTTACCACCGTGGCCTCCGGTGCGTGAGTTACCACCGCTGTTAGTGCCGGTACCGGAGAGTGCAAAAGTGTTCGGGTACGGACGCGCACGATTCCATGCGTTCGTGATGTTGCCGTCGTATGTCGGCCAATACTCGTTCGTCTGCAAGATGCCGATGCACGCAACCTTGGTGCCCTGCCATCCGTTGTCCACGACGGCCTGACAGAAGGAGCCCTGCACGACACCCATGTCCGGCTTGTCGGACATCACCTTGGCGCGCTGCACGCGGCACATCGCCGCGAGGTTTGCATCTCCCACTCCTTGCGACTTCATGAAGGAGTCGCCTGAGCAATACCCTTGGAGTTGACTATCAGCAAGCCGCACAAGATTCGCGTCGTATGGTGGGATGAAGCCGACCGGCATCGCGATATAGACGAACCCGAGGATGATCGTAAGGGCTCCTGCGAGCCCGAGTAACTTACGGCTCATGACTCGAAGCCCCCGAGTAGGTTGTGAATCTCGTCGCCGGTCACAGTGCCCTCATCGTACAGGAGCCGGGCGACGGCCTCGATGTCGTCCTTGTGCGCCGTGAGCAGCGTGCGGCAGGCTTCGAGCGCCTCAGCGAGAATACCCTCGGCCTGCTTCTGCACCAAGCGGTTGTCCGCAGGGTAGACGCCAATCTGAGAAGCGAGCCCGTAGCCGACCATGCGCACCGCGTCCTGTGTGGCACTTGCGGCGTCTCCGCCATGCCCGTTGGTTGTGGTACCGATAAGGAGTTGCTCGGCCACGCGGGAGGCAAGACTCACCTGAATGTCGGCAAGCAACTCGGCGCGTGTCATAAGCCAATCCTCATGCAACGGGGTCGGCGCAACCATGCCGCCCGTCTCCCCTCGGCGCTCGATGCTCGCGAACCAAATGTGCTGCCTCGTGCGGCAGAGGAGATGGAAGGCTACTGCGTGCCCGGCCTCGTGGACGGCGACGTTCCAGCGGGCTTCCTCGCGCTCGAAGGGGCCATCGGACTCCCCGAAGCGTGTCCACAGCATCGCGTGCATTAGGTCGTAGAAGCGCACAATGCCGGGGTCATCCCGTTCGTCCCGGAAACTAACGAGCAACGCCTCGTTCACGATGTCCTGAATCTCGGCTCCGGTGCCTCGCGCGTGGTTGCGCGCGGCCCATTCGATGTTCGCAGGGGTGAGGTCATTCGTGACCTTACGAAGGTAGCCCTCATACGTCCGGCGGCGACCATCGACCTTCGGGAAGGTGACGTGAATCTTGCGCCCGAACCGCCCGGCGCGGAGCAGCGCGGGGTCGAGGCGATCCATCATGTTCGTTGCGCCGATCATGAGATACTTGTACTCATACGGAGCCATAGGCTTGAACCCGGCAAAGACGAGAAGACGATTCAACGGGCCACGCGGCTCCTCCATCCCGTCCATCGCGGAGAGGAACGCTTCGAGGGTACCCATGCCGCCGCCACCGCCGCCGACCACGATGCTGCGCGTATCGTCAGACGCGGCAGGACGACTAAACGGCACGCATCCGGGCGCTCGACATTCTGCCGGAGCGGCCCCGAGTACATCCCCGCCACGTGAGCCGAGAGAGTCAATCTCGTCAATGAACACGATGACGCCACCGTAGCGCCGAGCCAACTTGCGAATCTCGCGGAACAGAGTCCACACCTTGAGCAAGTTGATGCCGACGAACGTCGCTTGGAACGCGCCCGGAGGCACGAGGATGAGCGGCTTCGAGGAGTAGTTCGCCGCTGCCTTCGCGAGATACGTCTTTCCGGTACCCGGCGGCCCGTAGAGAAGTAGGCCCTTCGGCATGTACCCGCCAGCCGCCTCGATGTGGTCGGAGTCTTCAAGCAGTTTCACCTGTTCCATAACCTTCTGCTTGGCGTCGTCCTGACCCCACACGTCATCGAACGTGACATTGACTGTGCCGGGCATGACGACCTTGTATGAGCCGACCTTGACCATCGCATAGAACATGATCCCGAGTTGGAATAATGTCAGCGCAACCATCACGGCGAACTGTATGAACATCGGGAGGTTCTCGACCGCGAGACGGGGCGCGAGGATGACGCACTGTATCGCGCTTGAGCAGCGCGTGGTGAGTGCGTTGACCATCATGCCAAAGACGTAGAGGGCTAGCAGCCAAGTTGCCACACGCTGCACCTTCAACCACGATTGCTTCGAGACTACAGCCGCACGCAATCGGGCTCGCTTTTCAACCCTTGCGGTCTTCGCTACCCAACTCTCATCGACTTCCAAGCGCGCGTGGTGGAACTCGCGCAGCACGAGGAAGGCGAGAGCGAAGATGGCTAGGCGTGCAGGGAACGAAATGGAGAACGGGAACGGTGATGCCCACTCGCTCGCGGCCACATACGCGATGATGATGACCGGAAGTTTGACCCGCTCGAAGAACGGCTTAGGTGGGCGTAGCGCTATGGGGCGCTTCTCAACTTCACTCATGAGTCGCAGTGTAGCGGAAGTTGCGGCCCCCTGCAAGGCAAGGGGCCGCGTGGCTCCGGCTGGTTACGGGGCCTGTATTTCGGGGGCCGCAACCGGGGCGGGTGCCTCGGCAGCAGGTACGGCAGCAGGTACGACAAGAACCTTGGCCGTATCGACGCCTGCCTTGTTGGCCGACGTGAGCGCCTCGACTGCCTTCACGATGTCGGCAACCGACGGCTGCACGGGCTCGGGTGTGTTGAGGAACCCGTTGGCCTTCACGAGCAGGAACTTACCGACGGCAAGTGCGCCCGCAGTGAGGCCCGTGTAGAGTGCCGTCTTCTCATTCGCGGAGCCATGCTGCGCGATGAGCACGGCAAGGAATCCCTGCGCGAACGTGGCGAAGGTGCGCTCCACGAGGTCGATGAGGTACTTCTTCATGTGTGTCCTCCTCTCAAGAATCGGAGTGTTCGTTCCGTCGGGCCATCTTACCACGCCCGCTTCTCGTGTGGCGCAAACACTTACACTTAGGTGGGCATTTCCTACTGCGAGAATGTGGCAAGTCCTTAGGGAAGGCTTCGAGTTGCTTCTTTCGTTCCGGGTGGCAGACGAATCTGAGAAGAAGAAGTGCGGCTTGGGATGCCTCCTTGCCCCGTACAGCGTAGTCCCACCTAGGACTTCGTTTGTAGCGGTCATGCCCGTAACTGTCCGGCACAAATGGGCCACGGACTTCTCCGCCCAAAATAGCCTTTAGACGAAGGAGCGGCTTCTCATGTATTTGAGATACACGCAACCGATTTCCTTGGAGGTCAACACTTCCCTCACCATCGAAGAAGCCTGCGGCCCAAGCGATTTCAGTGTCCACGATTTACAATCTTTGCGCGTAGAGATTCGTCACGAACATGAAGGTAGACCTCCGTCGTGGCAATGTTGGCGTGCCGGAGGAGCCGCTGTACCTCGTGGAGAGGGAAGCCGTCCTCGATCAGTTCGGTGGCGTATGTATGGCGAAAGACATGTGGCGTCACGATGCCATATATCTTAGCAGATTTCTTGAGCCGGAGCACGAGCCGCTGCACGTAGCGCACGGTGACCGGCGTGCCGTCGGGGTTGACGATCAGCGGCAGCGTCGGGTCAGCGTCCGGCCCGAGCCACTCCTTGCGCTGCGCGAGGTAGGCGTCGAGTGTCGGGAGGATGGCGTCCGGCGTGAAGTACGCGGTGCCGTCGCCTCCCTTCGCATCGTACAGGTGGATCACGCCATCGCGCTCAACGTCGCGCGGGCGTGTGGCTACCGCCTCAGATACTCGGAGTCCTGCTCGGTACATGAGCAAGAGGAGAAGCACGTTGCGCTTCGCCTCGCGCGTTCCGTTGTCCGCGAGTGCGAGCAGTTCGGTGGCTTCTCGCCGCGAGAGGACTTTCGGTAACTTCTTCTTTTTGCGCTTCTTTGTAGGGCTTGGCTCGTCGCCTTGGGCTGGCATGACATGTCCTGGGCTGGCATGTAAATCGATCACACCCTCATTGTACGTGCTAACGGTCGGCGGTGACGCGCTTGGCGAGTGCCTTCTCGTCCGCCGTGTAGCGCACCGTCTTGACCGACGAAATCTTGCCGCCGACGAACGGAGTCATCTCCGTCGCAGCGGTGATCGCGCGAGTGGCGATGCCTACCAAGTCCTTGTCCGGGATCGGCAGACGTGCTTCGCGCTTCGATTTCCCTGCGGTGAGTTCACCGTGCATCGAGCCCGTTGCAGTTTCCCCGCCCGAGCCGATGGAGTCGAACGGGTAGATGTGCTCGTCCACACCGAAGTCCGACCACACGGTGAACAAGCGCCCACGCACCGCGAGCATGAACGCACTCGGGCCGAACTCCTCGACGTTGTGGTAGATGTGCAGGTGGCCGTGATCCTCCATCAACTGCCGGATGTACGGGATGAAGTCACGCACGATCCACCGATGCTCGTCCATTCCGAGCGGCGGATCATCGAGCGAGTCCATCAAGTGATGTTGAAGAATCTGCCCGAACCGACCTGAGCCGCAGTAGCCGACGGCAAGCACATCCGAAAGTTGAAAGACCTTGGGCGAGACATCTTCGCGCTTCGTCCACTCCGTCGATCCTTGCGCATCCCCTGCGATGAGGACACCCTTTTCACCAACGAGTCCGACGATGCATGTCATGAGCCCACGATAGCAGAGTACGCGGCACGAGCGAGGAGCCTGTTTTGCAAGTTATGAATGTCCCGCACCGTCTCCTCGTTGTCCGAGGAGTGGAGCACCGGCAGCCGGAACATCGCGTTCGCTGCGTCCGCGATCAGGAGCCATGCTTCCTCCTCCTCGCGCGTCATCCACTGCGTGCGCGGCTCGATCACAGCGTTGCCTCTGCGCTCCTCGCGGCGGGCTATGACCTTCTCCGAACACGTGCAGTGCGAGACGGGATAGCCCTTGCATTTAGGGCATGCCTCCTCCGACCACGAACGCGGCTCAGGCGGCGCGTTGATGCAGCCCGGCCCACAGGGCTCGCAGCATCCCTCGGCCATGTCCGGGCAGTACCCGCAGGTGCATGCGAGTGTCGTAGATGACTCAGAAGACGACACGAGCGCGCGCTCGTCGGCGGTCACCTGCTCGCGCTCGTTGAGCGGAGCCCCGAAGACGAACCGTTGCCTCACTCGGGTGCTTCGAGCGTAAGGGTGAGCATCCCGGCGGCGACGGCAGCCTCCGCCGTCTGCACATTCGCGAGTTCGTCAGGGATGTCGAGCACCACGCGGACGATGAGAGCGCCGGGTAGCGGCTGCCGGGGGCACTTCGAGGTCACACGGGCGATGGAGGCACGCCGGGCCACACCGCTCGGTGTGCGCTCGGGGATCACCTGCACGAATCCGATTGCCTTCATCTGCGCCTCCTTGGAGGTCGGCCCCCGCCCGGTGAAGGGCGGGGCCGTTTGGGTGGGTGGAACCTTAGTGTAGCGGACGAGCCGGGCTACGTCCAGCCGTCATCGGCGGCGCGAACGTCCTGCAAGTTGAGTTGGTGCTGCCCCGTCCACCCTCGCGTCGGGTGGAACGAGAGGAGCGTCTGCTCGGCGGGACGGCCTGAGCCGAACGCCTGCAAGCCGTACTCGTCAACACCCTTGGTCGAGCCGTTGACGAATGTGCGAGCGTGGATGCCGTCGAGTGAGTTCGCGGTGTGAAAATGACCCATGAACACGAAGTCGAGCGGCTGCCGGGCCTGCGCGAACTGCGCTTCGAGCGTCGTGACGCGGCGGATGACTCCACCCCACGGCACGCCCGGCATGGTCGAGCGGATGCCGTCGCCGTGCATTAGCAGCGCACGCCATTTGTTCGCAATCATCTGCGTGGAGTACCCACCGGTCGAGATGTCGAAGGAGAACTGTGGATGCTTCTCCAAGAAAATCTCCATCACCTTGTACGCGATGAAGTCGGCGTTGTTGTGGATCAACTTGGCCTGCGTCTTCTTCGCGAAGCGCGGGTGGTTGCCCGGCACGCCTGCGACGTGGATCGCGGGGAAGTCCTTGGCGAGTTCTTCGAGCCACGCAATCGTGTCACGGGCGAACTGCACCGTGGCCTCGGAGAGCGTGCGGTCGTTGGTCACCATCAACTCCTCATGAATCTGCCCGGAGAGCATGTCCCCGAGCATGAACACGTTGAGGCGGGAGACTTCGTAACCGAAGTGCTCCTTGTGCGATAGGATCGACTGCCGAATCGTGTCCATCCGATCCAGCATGATCGTCCAGTTGTATTCGTTGATGCCGCGCGTCCCTTCGAGCGTGACGACCTCGGCGGCGTGGGTGTCTGAGAACAGGAGCACCAACTCCTGCGCCGAGCGCCCGTTCTTCGAGGGCTTGAATGCCGTCGGTTCGTAGCGCGGGCGGACGACCTCGATGGCGTCCTCCATGCGCTGCACGAGCATCTCAAGTTGCATCTCGCCCTTCTCATTCTTCTTGACGGCGCGGGCGAGTTCGCGGCGCTGCTCCGCGAGGTACTCCTTCTCCTTGTCCAAATCCGCCTGCGTGATCGGCGGTGGAATCTCCTTTACCTGCGGAGCCTTGACACGGCGCTGCGTTGACGCCTTAATGCGTGAACTAGCCACACTTGACCTCCTTGACGATGAATCGACCGAAGCCCTGTGCGCGGTTTGCACCAAGCGCGGAGAACTCCTCTGCATATTCGAGGCAGTCCCGGAGCCGCTCCTCGTTGAGCGTCTGCTCCTTCGCAACACCGCCACGGAGAATCTTCACCATAAAGGTGATCGTAGCACCCGTGGCTTCTCCGTCGATGTACTCGTTCATGGCGATGGACGAGCGCGGCCCCTGCGCGGTCATGACGTGGATGGGGCGCTCCTCGATGCCGGTGATGTCATCGACGCCGAAGGTGAGGAAGTCTCCGTTGTCGAGCGCACGCACCACGAGGTCATGCTGAATGACCTGCTTCATGCGTCCGTCTGCGTTGTTGAGGAAGAAGCCGAGACGCTGCATCGACTCGCGCAGCATCGCCTTCACCTGCCGAGTCTCGATGGCGGGAACGCCCTTGACGCGGCGGAAGCCGTTGCACGCCGTCTCCGTGTCATCCGAGAGCGGCATCGTGTCGTCGGCTGCGAGGTCGGCTGCGAGTCCTTCTGCATCCGTGTCGCCCTGCAAGTCCTTCGGAACACCTGCGGCTTGTTTGGCGATCCACGGTGCGTACTTCGCGGCACGCTCCTCCTCGGTCAAGTCCTCGGGGAGTATCGGGATGCCACCGTGGATGTGGTTGATGAATCCGAGCGTGACTGTGTACTTGTCGATCTTCATATCTCCTCCTTCATTGGTGAGTCACATTGATGGGATTAGGCGCGGTAAGTCTCGTTGGATGGGAACGGCAGAGTTGGGTACGTCGCGTTGGCCTGGTCCGGAACGGTTGGGAAAGTCGAGTTGGTGAGGGCTGACGTGGCGAGTAGTTACTTCGATGTTAGTGTATCGGGCGGACTCTTTCAAGTTCGCCCGATACCCTTAGAAGGTCGGCTCGGGCGCAACCACCACTGCGCCGGGAGTCGGAGCCGGTGCCGGTGCCGGAGCAGCGGGGGCCGGAACGACCGCAGGAGCCGCTGCGACGGGCGGTGCGGCCTGCGCAGCCGTCAGGGCGGCGAGTTGCGCCTGCAACTCCTCGACCGTGGCAGCCGGTGCGGCAGCGGCGGGCTCAGGCGCGAGCGCGAGAGGAGCCGGTGCCACGGGCGGCACAACCGCCGTAGGCGGAAGCACTGCGGGTGCCGGGAGCGCAGCCGGGGCGGGTGCCTCGGCGGCAACGGGCGGCAGGGGTGCCGGAGCCGGAGCGGCGGCAGCCGGAGCCGGAGCGGCGGCAGCCGGGGCCGGTGCAGGCAGGGCCGGAGCCCCACCGATGGCGGCGACCGGCGGTGCGCCCACGAGGGACAGTTTGCCGATGCTTGCCTGCATGTCCGTCGTCTCGCCGTTCTTGCCCTTGTACGTGTTTTGCACGAGATGCGCCTGCACGATGCGCCCCTCGATCATCACGGTGACCGCCGTGTAGAGCGGTTCGAGATTGGCAGCCGTCGCGCCAACCTGCCGGGCGACCGCGTTCAACTCCTCGGGGCCAAGGCCGATGGCGGCGAGGTTCGTCAGGGACACGCCCTTCTGATTGCCCCGCTTGGTCGTGTTCGAGTCGAGGACGACGGAGAAGACCTTGACGTTCTTCCCGGCCTCCGGCCCGGCCTGCACTTTGCCCTCCACGAAAATGTACCCGCCGTCCTTCTTGTTGAAGCGAGCCGAGAGTGCGAGCGTGTACTCGCCGTTCTCGATCACGTCCGACGAGAAGCCGGTGGACATGTCTGCCTGCGAGAACAAGTCTCCGGCGAGTGCTGCGTTCGGATCAGGTACCGACATTGCTAGTTCCCTCCTTTGTTGTTGAGCAAGTTCATGAACGATTCGATGTACTGCTCGCCCGTGTCAGGCAACGGGATGATCGGGCCGTAGTGCGCCTTCAACTCGTTGGTGCCGTCCTTGGCGACGAAGCCCGGCGTCTCGTCCACAAGCAGATGCCGGATGAAGTTCCCGTTGGCGTCGGCCTTCTTGAACATATAACCAACGACATCGAGATAGTAGGCGAGTTGCTCGCGCAACGCGCCGACAAGCAAGGGTTGGTTCGTCTCCCCGTGCGAGCCGGTGATAAAAAGCATCGTCTTGATGCCATTCTCCGGGATGAGCGTCAAGTCGCGGAACTCGCGCACCGTCTTCTCAAGTTCCCGCAGGAGGATCGAGTAGTGCTCGCGCTCCAACGCAGCAGTGCCCGGCACTTGTTGGTCGATGCACCGCTTCTGCGCTTCCATGAGCGAGTCCAAGCGGCACGAGACGAAATCGTGGTACTGACGCCCGGCGCGAAGGTATTGCTTCGCCTTGTCGAGCGTCTGATAGTCCGGCACCGCTGCGATGCACGTTGTCCACGTGCCGTCGTAACGCGGCGGCGGCTCGGCGTTGATGTTCCACACCTTCTTCGGCAGCCCGTGCGCGTCCGGCGTGTACCGAGCGCGGCCTTCGAGGTCGAGAGCGAGTAGCGGCTTCGGCGCAGTGTCCGAGAGCCACGACTTGCCCACACCCGAGGGGCCGTGAATGAGTGCGGTAAGAGTTGCGTCAATCGTTGTCATACGTCTCCTCCTTCGAGCGGTAAGTCTAGCACAGTGCTAGAACTCATCCGCGCCGTCGTAGCGTTCGAGCGGATCGCGCTCCTCGTAGATCGCATTGAGTGCACCCTCTGCATCGGAGCCGTCATCGAACAACGGGCAGATGCGGAAGAACTCGCACTCCCACTTGCACCGATCCGGTATCGGAGTCGGCGGTGCGACCGAGTGATGATCCTCCCCCGCGTCGAGCCGTGCTTCGGTCGCAGCGATTTCGCGTCCGATGGCGACGACATGTTTCCAGTGGTTCCGCAACTCGTAAATGTTGTGCGGAACCTCCACGCGAGCATAGAACGGTGGCTTGGCCGTACCGCTGCGCTTCACCTTCTTGAGCAGGTTGACGAGAATGCCGGAGCAGTCGCGGTGCGCCTCCTCGGGCGTCATGCCCTGCTCGATGGAGTGCAGGAACCGTGCGAGATGCTCGGTCAAGAACTGCGCGTCGATGCGGTAGCCAATCTGCGGCGCGTCGAGCGAGCCGGTGGTCTTGTGTTCGAGCGCGAGACGCTGCCCGTCCGACTTCCGTTCGACCGGCGCGTCCAACTTCGAGAGAAGCGTGATGCCGATGAGCCCGGACGAATCACGCAGCGGTACCTTGACCGTCTGCTCGGAGCCGAGAATAGTGAGGTCGGCGTCTGCACCTTCGGCTTCGAGCCACTCCATGTAGCCCGTGAGCATCGCCTCCACGAGTGTGAACTCCTTGCGGCGTGCCGTCTCCTCGGATGGGTGCTCCGCGATGGCGAGTTCGAGCGCCGTCTGCGCGTACTCCACGGGGTCGATGCGGTTCTCCGTGTTGTACCACGCAGCAAGCGCGTCGTGGACAAAGTTGCCGACGGAGAGTGCGGTGCCTGCGGCGGGGTCTACGCGCGGCTTCATGCGGCGGTAGTGGCCGAGGTACCAACGGCGACGGCAGCGCCGGAACGCCGCCATCTCCGAGTTCGAGAGTCCGAGCGAGTCCTTCCTCACGACTTACTCTCGACTTCGAGCGGGAAGCCTTCCGGTATCACCGGGTTCGGTGGGCCGGGCTCACCGATCAGGAACACGAACTCGGGGTACACGACCACGGGCTCGCCGTCGTTGCGCACGAGCGTCGCGCCTCGGCCCGCCGAGCGGGCGGCGTCGAGTGCGTCCTTGACTTCCTCGATGTCGTCGGCGCGAACGAGAGCGCGGCCCCCGTAAGGCGACTCGACTGAAAAGATCGTCATGCGTCCTCCTTGAGTGCGAGCAGTTCGGTGTGCCGAGCGAGGAACTTAGCCTCGGCATTCTCGGGGCTCCACTTCTTGATTTCGATGTCCGCCGCTTGGATGTCGTGGTAGTAGCCCCAATGATCCCGGCCATGCACTAATTGCTCGGCCTCCGCGATGAGCATGGAGATGTCGGCGTACTTGACCAGCGGAGGGAAAGGGAACGTGACGCCGAGCGCGTCACGGATAACTCGTTCGATCCGCTGCTCCGCACCCCGATACGCCTGGCCGAGCGTCTCGTGGTTCTTGAGCGGCTTCGCCATGTCTTGCAGGTACGTCTCGGCGTCATCGTGGTGGAGCGCGTCATACGCCTGCTCCGGCGGCACGAGGAGCGAGCAGTAGTAGGCGTGCTGCGCGACGGAGTAGTGCCACTTGGTAGCACCTGACCACCGGCACTGCAATGCCAAGTGGTGCGCGATATCTTCGAGCAGGATGTCCTCCACTTGAAGGTCGAGCGGATTGATGTGCGCGCCCGAGAACATGGTGATGTAACTCGGGATGTGCTCGATCTTAGCCACGTCGGCCTCCCGTCGGGCGCAAGCCCCGGTTCACCTTCCGCGCCTGCTTGGCGACCTTGCCGAGCGCGCGGCGGCGGCGCAGTTCTTTCGAGGCGTAGGGCGTCTTGACGATTGTGTCGAGCGGCCCGAGCATGTACCACCGCTTGATCCCAACTTGGTTCTTCGGGATGTAGCGCAAGCGGCGCACGCCTGCACGAGTTGGCGGACGCTCCGGGCGCTTGCCGAGGATGTTGTCGAACAATCTCATTTGGCGAGCCATGCCTTCACATTGGCCTCGTCTCTTGCGATTTCTTCGAGCATCCCCGCCTTGGTCACGAGTACGTCGCGGACACGCTCCTCGATGGTGCCTTCGGTAATCACGTCGATGATCGTCACCGAGTCGGCGTCCTGGCCGATGCGGTGGATGCGATCCTCCGCCTGCGCATTCTGCACGGCGTTGAAACTCCGCTGCAAGAAGACGGCAGTCGAGGCGGCGGTGAGCGTGAGCCCTTCGCCACCGGCTGCGAGCGTCAGGAGGAGCACCTTGATTTCTCCATTCTGGAACAGGCGCACGTTCTCGGTGCGTTGGTAGTCCGGGATGTCGCCCGTGATGAGCCCCAACTTCCACCCGAACATCGGGCCGTCCTTCTTGCCTGTCTCCGCAACCAGCCGGTTATAACAAAGGTTGATCAACTGCTTAGATTCTGCGAAGACGACGACCTGCTCGTCGCCTACTTCGAGGAGAATCTCCTCAAGCGCGTCGGCCTTGCACGACGGATCGGAGAGCACGAGCGCCGTCTTCGGTACACCCATGTCGTCCAGTTCGGCAGTCGGCACGAGTTCGCCGTAGGCGCTCGCGAACTGACACAGGCGCGTAGCCTGCACGAGCGGCGACGACGCCATGAGCACGCCCGCGTCGAGCGAGGCTAGCATCTCCTTGCGCATCGAGTCGTAGGCGACACCCTGCTTGGTCTTCGATCCGCCGGGCGTCTCCATCTTGACATAGCGCGTGGCGTAAATCTTCGGAGGCAACTGCGGGAGCACGACTGACTTGATGCGCCGGATGAAGCGGGAGTCGAGGATGCGGAACAACTCCTCCGCCATCTCCGACTTGATCCCGGCGACCTGCTCGAAGCCGAAGACGTTGTAAACCGTGAGCGCATACCGCTCGATGAACTTCGACTTGTATGGGTACTCACGCGGCGACACGAAGCGCATGAGCGCCCAAATGTCCTCGGGCGAGTTGGCGATAGGTGTGCCGGTGAGCGCGAAGCGGTGGCGGGCGCGATCCCCGACGTACCACAGTGCGCGCGTCTGCTTCGAGCGCGGGTCTTTGACCTTGTGCGCCTCATCTGCCACGACCGCCCCGAGCACGATGGCGTTCAACTCCTTGTCTTCCTTCTCCTTGTCGGAGAGGTTGAGTTGCCCGTAACCCGCGAGCCGCGTGTGCGACCGGAGCGCCTCATAGTTGATGATGCCAACCTCGGCAGCGCCCGAGGCGAGCGCCTCGATGGCGGCGGCTCGCTTCTTCGGGGTGCCGGTGATGATGACCGTCGGGCGTCCGCTCCACTTCTCCCACTCGTTCGCCCACGTGCCCTTCATCGAGTTCGGGCAGACAATGAGCGCGGGGAACGCCGCGTCACCGATCAGTTCGAGGGTGGCGATGGCCTGCACGGACTTGCCGAGCCCCATCTCGTCCGCGTTGAGCGCGGAGCCTGCCGTCGCCATGAAGCCGACGCCCGCGCGCTGGAACGGGTAGAGGTTGCCGAACATCGGAAGGTCGCAGTCTTCTGCGGTGCGGAGCGCGAGCGCGGGCACGATGCGGGTGGCCTGCTCGTTCGCGGCCCACGCGTTCAATTCCTGGCCGATTTCAAGTGCTGCGCCGAACACCCCGCGCAGTTGGATGCAGCCCGCCCACGAGAGCGGGACGTGCCACACCTGCGCGTCGTTGTCCCACCGAGCACCGGGAATCTTCTTGATTAGTTCCTTTTCGCGGAACTGTGCGTAGACGTTGATCCGTCCGTTTTCCAACTCAGCGATCATGCCGAATCCCTCCTTCTAGCGATCATGGTAGCAGACGTTGGAGGTCTATGAGCCCCGCGCCTGCGAGGTACTTGACGAGATGCCCCGAGGCCGAGCGTGCGTGGTCACTCCCCTTCGTGTACCATCCGAGCCGCTTCAACTTGTCGGAGCCCGCGAACTTGTACGCACCGGGGTCTTGCAACACGAACTTCACCTTGTGCGCAGTCGTGAGATAGCGCAGTGCGCCGATCATCTCGATGGTCGTATTGCCCTCCTTCGCGCGTGGGCCGGAGATGCGGAAGTCCTCGCAGACAACCACGTCCGACGCCATGACCCACGCCTTGACCTCGGCGTAGAACTGCTCCGGCGTCCACTCCCACGCAGAGAACCACTCGGTGCCTTCGGATTCCCGTGGATCGTTGTCCGTCCAAGATGCGACGCCAATGTGCGGCCCCGGATCGACCGCTAAGACTCTCACTGTGCAGCCGTCATGTTGTCGAGCGTGCGCAGTTCGTTGAGGCGGCGCACGAATGCCATGTACCGCGCCTTGGTGGCCGGATAGCCGAGCACGTACTCCCGCGTGCGCTCCTCCCACGGGCCGAACGTCGTGCCCTCGGGGAACTGCACGGCAGTGAGGTCGTACTCCACGTCATTGTCGAGGAGGTTGGCGTAGTGCGACTCCTCGGTGCCGTCCGGCAGCACTGCCACCGTGCGGATCAGGCGACCGCCGATGCAGTCCTGAATGATGCACGCGGTGATCGCGCACTGTCCGCGCGAGCGGTTCTTCGTCGTCCACTTATCCGGGCTCGCGCTCGTCTCCTTGCTCCACGCGCGCCGGATGATCCCTACGTCGAGTGCCTCAGGTGCGCTCATGACTGTGCTCCCGCCGCGCCGTGGAACCGCTCATAGCCACCGGGTATGCAACACCCGTCGCAGCCGTGCACGCTGTAGTCCTGACCACGCGAGAGATGGAACTCCAAGTCATCGGGATCGGGGTGGCCGATGCCGTGCGGGCAGATACGCTCCATGTGTGGCCCCTTGATGTCGAACATGCCGCCGTCGCGCCAGTTCGTAGACCACGAGCGCATGTGGTGGTCGGACGGGCGGTGGATCGTGCAGGCTCTCCCTTCGCAGTCGGCCTCCGAATGCACGTTCGTGATGACCTGGCCGACGCCGGTCGTATAGACCTGCACGGCCTCGTACTCCTGCTCGGGGTACCAACCGGCGTCCGTATCGAAGATGACCTCGCCCGACTTGTTGAGCACCTGCACGCGCACAGGCTCGATTGCTTCGGGGCCGAGCACGCCGAGCACGAGCGCCTCGATGTCGGCCTTGTCCATGTACGAGTACCACCCGTTGTCGTAGTACCCACCTGCGCGCGCCTTCTTGAACTCCTGCCGGAGCCGAAGTGCGGCCCTCTTTGCAGCGTCCGTTGTCATTTCTTTCTCCTTGTCTTGGCGGCAGCACTCATCCTTGCTCGCTGCTCCGGGGTTCTTTTTTGTCCACGGCATTTTTCAGCACGCTTACGGTTGTTCTCTGCCGACTCCTCCGGGTGTTCTTTGTGCCATCTTCGCAAGGATGCGCTGCGCTTAGCATTGGCTTCGGGTGTATGGGCAAACTTGATACCAATTTTGTGAACACGCTTACCTGCCTCTAGCATGTGCGGCTTGGTTATCCCTTGATGATGGTGACGAATATGACAACTAGCATGTGTAGGGGAGAGGTTCTCCTTCGTGTTGTTATCTTTGTCTTCATCACAGTGGTGGATGTGTAATCGAGTTCTTGGGCTTTCGTCATCAATCTTAATCGCAGCACCACAGAACACGCACTCCCAAGGACCGAGCCCATAAGACGCAAAGAACACTGCTTCACACTTTCTCCTTCTATTCATCGCGAAGCCAATCTGCATCTTCCGTATCAATGAACTTCGGAAAATCTGCGGCATAGTGTTGTCCCCAGCGGTGCACGATGTCTGTTTCTATTTCAAGAGTGACGCCGGGATATGTTTTACGCTCGGGCATCACATCCTCAATTATCCGACGAACCTCGTGACGGAGTTCGATAGGAACCTCGAATAGAAGTTCATCGTGGACTGCAAGACGGAAGAATGGGCCAAGCCCGGCATGGTCTAATTCTATCATTTTCGTTTTAAGAGTTACAGCACAAGACCCCTGAATACGGAAGTTGACGCCCTTGTATGCCTTGTCCGCCTCGACCGGCAGCCACCGTCCGTCGATCAGCGTGACGTGGCCGTAGCCCTTGCGCTTACCGCCTGCGGCCTCGATGACCTCACCTACGACCTGCCCGGCGAACTGCTTGATGCCGGGGAACATGTCGTCGTACAACTTGCGGAACTCACGAGCCATGCCCACGTCGATACCGGCGGTGACGGCGAACTTCTCCACACCTGCGCCGTAGATGTTGGCGAATGCGCCGTTCTTACAGAGGGTGCGTTGCGGCTTGGTGAAGTCGGCCCCGTAGATTTTCGAGGCAGCGAAGTTGTGCAAGTCCTCTCCACGTGCGAACGCGGCTAGCATCTCGGGCTCCTGTGCGAACGACGCGAGCACGCGCAACTCCATGCCCGAGAAGTCAGCCATCACGAAGACGTGGCCGTCGCGCGGGATGATCGCATCGCGCACGACGCGCCCGCGCGGGAGCGTCTGTAGCGCAGGCTGCGTGACCGACATGCGGCCCGTGCGTGCGGCGACCGGCTTGGTACTCGCATGCAGTTCGCCATACACACCTAGCCCGACGGCCTCGCCCTTGGGGTTGATGCCCTTACCCACATCTGCGAACTTGCGGATGTAGCCATTGAGCAACCGCTCGTCCTTGCGCCACCGCGAGAGCACTTCGGCCATCGGGAACGATCCACCGGGCTCGGAGCCTAGCCACTTGAGCACGTCCTTGTCCACGGAGAGGTTGCCGTTCTCTGTGTAGACTTCCCACACTGCGCCCTGCTCGTGCAGCGCGTCGATGACTTGCTTATCCGAGCCGGGATTGAGGCCCGGCGCGAGCGCCTGCAACGCGGCTTCGGTAGCAGCGACGGCGTACGCGAGTTTGTCCTCCGCGAGTTGCCGGTACCCTTCGTCCACCCGGAGCCCGGCCAACTCGGCTTCGCGCAGGCAATGGATCGTGGCGAGTTCTACCTCGTACGGAACCTTGCGCGTCTCGGGGTACAACTTCCCGGCGAGCAGCGCGGAGAGACATGTGTCGAAGGCGGCGTACTGCCAGTATGCGGGCACCCACGTCGGGATCGTCTCCCATGTCCACCCGCCCTGCGCCATCGCCTTCTTGAGCAACTCCTCGCCCGCCTGCGCGCGCTTGTCGATGTGCCGACCGGCGGCAGGCTTGAGCCCCATGTACGCAGCGGGGTCGGCCAGGTGCGTCATAATCATGGAGTCGTGCGCCTGCGCCTGCGGGATGACGATGCCGTCGAACTTGAGCATCTTCGAGTCGAACAGGAGGTTGTGGCACACGATCTTGCCGGTGTACCGTTCGACTGCATCGCGCACCGCACCCTTCCACTCGTCGTACGGGAGCGCCCACCCGACGTTCTCATCCCCGAACTGCGCAAGCCGAATGTAGTCGTAGCCGACGAGCAGCCCCGTCGTCTCGACATCGACCGCGAGGAACTCGCGCCGCTGCCCGAGCCATTGGAAGAACTCGGTCACGTGATCCATCGACGCCACGCGGCGCAATGAGATGTTCGCGATGTTGTCGAGCCCGCTCACCTATTCATCACTCGGGTAGAGAAACTCTTTTACGTGTAAGATTGCGCGGTAGTCGCTCATGCGAACCGTCCGTTGATTCGTGCTTGCGGCTCGGGCTCGATGATCGAAGCGAAGACGGCTTGCGCTTGCTCGCGCTTGGGTGCAGAGAGATACGGAAACAGCGCCTCGATGACGGCGCGAGCGGTCATACCTCCGTAAGTCAGACGGTACGCCTCGTTCCCTTGCTTGTCTCGGTATGGCCCACCCACTCGACCACCGAGCACAGCAGCGAAACGGTCGAGCGGGCGGCGATCCTTCTGTCCGAGTTGAACTTGAAGATCGCAGGGCCGAGACTTCTCCGGGTTGGCTAGGTTGGTGCTGCCTTCACCATCGAAGAAGCCTGCGGCCCATGCGAGTTCGCTCATCGGTATCGCGTTGGCGTGGTGAGCATGGTGACGATGATCGGCACGGCGGCGAGCGCGAAGAACCACGGGCTCACTGCGATACCGAGCACGATCCCAAGCACGAACAGAAATATCCCTGCCATGTGTCCTCCTAGCGGTCGAGGTCGAGCGCCTCGATGCCGCCGGAGCGCAGCGCACCCGCGACGAGCATGTAAGCGTCGAGCGTTTTGTAGAGGTCTTCGATGCTGCCATTGTTGTAGAGCACGGTGTCCACGAGTTCCTTCGGCAAGGAATCCTCGCTCGCGTGCGCATCGGCAGTGTCCGATGAGTCGCGCACGATTTCGATGATGGTGCCGCCCGCGTCACGCACGGCGGAGCACTCGTTCACGAATCGCGAGTCCGTGATGACGTAGTTCTCGTTGGCGTCGAGCGCCTCGATGAGTTGTCGCGTCCAAAAGTCCGCGCCGAACACATCGCGGTGTCCTTCGGTGCCGTAGAACTGTAGGTACTCGCGCACCGAGATGTCCACGACTACCTCGGCGTCATCCTCACTGTGCTCGTCACCCGCGTAGATGAGCAACTGCACCCGCGCGCACGGATCGTTCTTCCACTCCTCGAACGTCTCCGGGTCAGGAGGGAGCCCGAGCGATGCGGCGGCACTCACCTTGAGTGGCACTGCGAATGACACACGAGTGTAGCCACACCTCTCTACGAGGTACGCACCTGCGGTGTCCTTGCCCGAGTCCTTCTTGCCGTTGAGGCCGATGATGCGGTAAGCCATGTCTCCTCCTCAGAAGTTGGGCACACCCTAGCACACGAATCACTCGCGCGGGGGATCAAGTTGTAGATGAGATTGGGGGGCGCTCCGGGAAGACCGGAAGGAGGATAACGGTTCTTCGCTTATGGCGAAGCGCCCGCCCACAATCTCTAAGTCTGCCCGGAGTGTAGCAGGTTCGGGCTAGCGGTGATGTGAGAGCCGGGCTTCGAGGAAGCGGAGCCCCTCGACCTGCCGGGTCTTCACCGTGTTCACCGTGATGCCGAGGCGCTTGGCGATGTCATCGACGCCGAGTGGCGTCCGCCCGTAGAGCCCGAAGTGGAGTTCGAGCACCCGGCGGCTCATGCGTCCGCGTGAGCGGTCGGCGCTCTCCTTCTCCAACGCCACGAGCGCGGTGTAGAGTTCGTCCGAGATGTCGTCCTCCACGTCGGAGGGATCGACTGCGTTCGGGTCGGCCTGCGCATCGAGGAGCGTGTGCGTGTGTTCGTCCGAAGTCATCTCGCGGTCGAGGGACGCGGTGACCTCTGCGGCCCCCACGGCGCGCTCAACCTCGCGCGGGTCGAGGTCGAGGAGGTCGGCCAGGAACTCGATGTCGGCCTCGGGATACTTGACCTTGACGGCGAGAATCTTGGCGCGAGAGGCGGCGACCGACGACGGCAGCCGGATGGCGCTCCCGCCGGACGTGAGCCCGCGTTGGATGGCCTGCTTGATCCACAGGGTTGCGTACGTCGAGAAGCGGATGTTGCGCTCAGGATCGAACTTCTCGGCGGCGCGGTGTAGCCCCTTGATGCCCTCCTGCACCACGTCGGCCATTGAGATGCCCCGGTTGCGGTAGTAGCGTGCGACGGAGACGACGAGCCGGATGTTGCAGAGGACGAGTTCGTTCCGCGCGTCGAGCGCATCCCGCGTGAGCCCCTTCGCGTTCGTGCCTGCGCGCACGCGCCGACCGAGCGCCTTCTCCTCGTGCGCGGTGAGCAGCCGGTGGTCAGCGGCAGCCGCGAGGAACTTTTGTAGGCCGTGATCGTCTGTCATAGCAACGAAAAGAGGGCTCCCGTGGGGAGCCCTCCTTCGCTGCCGAGTGTAGCACGAGGGCTACGCGGCGGCGCGATATATCCGCTTGTGGTACTCCTTCATGGACTCGCCCGGCTTGAGTTGTACTACTGTAGCCGGAGCCGGAGCCGGAGCCGGAGTCGAAGTTTCCAAACGCTCGCGGGCGGCGCGTGCTGCTTCACGTTCACCTATGAAAGTGCCGTCTCTTTCGAGCGCGAGCAGTTTAGTGATGCGTGCATCATGCTCGGTTACATCAAGCCTGCGATCCCATGAGGCACAGGCACGATCAAGCCCCTCCTTGAGTGCGAGAATCTCCTCCCGGACTTCAAGCATCTGCTCCTTAGTAAAGCGCGTATCGGATACCACACGATCCATTGCACCGCCGACGAGAAGTATGTCAATCATCTCTAGCACACGGCCCCGAGAGCGGATGGCGTTGTCCTTACTTTGGGCGAGCACTTCTGCGTTGACCTGAGCAGTGTAAGCCTCAGGGTCGAGCGGTGTGCTGGTCATGGAGCACCATCTCCTTCTGTCCGAGGGAAGCCCGTGGCTCGTGATTGAGGCAGCGGGGTGCTCTCGAACTTGACTCAGCATACAGACAAGTTGTATCCCGTGTCAAGGTAAATAAAAAGGCTCCCTCGAAGGGGAGCCTTTTTGGGGGGTTTTTGGGGGTTTACGCGGCGACCTTGGCGACCTCCCGGATGAGCGGGATGATGACGTTCTTCGCTGCGTTCGGCTTGAGCAGTGTGCGGTTGACGTACGAGGTCAGGTTCGCCTCGACGGGGGAACCGCCACGACCGGGGCGCAGGTGATCGAGGTACTCGGTGGCGGCGTTGAACGCGCCCCACCCGGTGAAGCGATGCGCCTCGGGGATCGACTTCGAGCGGAGCGCGCCGTAGACTGCGGCCCGCGCCTCCTCGATGTTCCGGGCGACACGATCCGACACCTGCATCGAAGCGTCGAGCGCCGAGGACGGATACGGGATGAACGTCTCCACGAACTCCTTGCGCTGCGTCTCGGTGAGTTCGATCTTCGCGAGCGATTCCGCGAGGGCCTGAAACTCCGAGTGCTCGATCATGATGCCCTTGAGCGCCATCTTCGCGTCCTTGATGCGATCCGCGACGTTCCGTGTGTGCTTGAAGGTGAATAGGCGACCCATGCGGGCAGCCTCGCCCTCCGCCGCTGCGACCGTGTTGGCGCAGACTTCGCGGACGCTCGTGCCGCCGACGTTGAGTGCACCGGCACCATCGTGGCGCCAGTTGGCGAACAGGTACGGGTAGACCTTAGAGTCGTCGCCGTCGATCATGAACGGGTGATCGAGGTACGCGGTGACGAAGCAGGATGCGCCACCTTCGAGCACGCCACCCGTTTCGTAGTTGAGCCGGAGCCCCTTGTTGATCGACTCGTCCGAGAGGATCGTGTCGAGGATGTCCCACGGTACCGTATTCTGAATCGGCTCGTAGGACTTGTTCACCATCTTGATCGACTTGCCGTGCAGCGGGCCGGGTGCGCCATCGCGCAGTTGCGAGAGGCGGAGCCCCTTCTCCCGTGTCGAGCGCCGATACGAGCGCCACTCGATGAGGTTCGTATCCTCGTTCCGCACGCGAACCATCGGGCCGGTGTACGTCTGCGGGTCAACGAGCCCGCCCTCGTCACCTGCCATCGTCTCCACGAGCGTGAAGTCGTGGCCCGCCGCCATGAAGGCGACCTCGCGACCGGGGTACTCGTCAAACACTACGTTTTCGAGGCGATGCCAACTCGGAACGCGGGTGCAAAAACCTTGGTCATAGAGAGCGCTCATGCTGCCTTGCCTCCTTCGATTGGGGATTCCATGCGCATACGGTACCCCTACTATAACGCGCTGTCAAGGGGTGCGCGGCTTAGGAGTGTCGAAATCTGTCGCTCTCCGGGATATCCACCATTCGCCGAACACGATGTCCCTGCTTACGGCGCTTTTCCGGCGGAATAGCCTTCGCCACGGTGGCATGATGGCAGCCTAGAATGTCGCCCACCTCTCGGCATGTGAAGCCCTCCTCATAAAGCCGAAGCGCTTCTGTCCTGTCGATCACGTGGCCCTTACCACCGCCGCCTCCATTGGTGTTCCACGGTGGTGTGAGGCGCTCGATACACTCGCGTTCGGCCTCCATGACGTCCTCCCGTGACCCGGCCCACAGGATAACGTAGCGTACGTCTGCGCGGGGTACAGGATGGTGGTAGTTCGTGGTGAGCCGCGCGGCGGGGTGCATGGTCGTCGCACCCACATAGACGATGCGCTCGGGATCGAATGTCGTCACGAGCCCATAGACGACGGCCTCGCCCTCAACCGGACGATTCGGGTCAAAATGTGTCGCACTTTGTATGTTATCGGACATCGAGCGACATTATAGCGACATTCATGAACCGGGATCGCGATGCGAGAGTACGCCGACGGCCCACTCGGCGGCGTCCGCGAGCACGTCGCCGTGGCACGCCTGCGGCGCGCACCAACACCCGAGCCGCTGCCCGTGGAGCGCGGCGAGCGCCTCGATCAGTCCGGGCTCGCTCGCGCGGATTCGTGCCTTTAGCCACAAGCGGTAGTGCTCGATGGCCTCCTCGCGCGTGGCGACCACGTGCTGCGCGTTCGTGCCCTGCTCGTGCGAGTACGGGTTGCCCCACGGGCCGGGCCTGCCGATGTAGATGTCGTAGGGCTCGCGCTGCGAGTGCACGACCGTGGCCCGCACCGGCTCGCGGGGCTCCGTCCACACCTGGCCCGTCTCGTCATCGCGGAGCGCCACGCCCGGCGGCAGCGGGAAGCACTGCGCCGACGCCTCCTCCCACGTATCCCACGAGGTCACGTATGACTCGTAGGCATCCTCGGCCTCGCCCGCGCGGATGCGCTCGAACAGCACGAAGCGCCCGGCCTTGAGGCCCTGCTCGGGTGGCATGTCCGTCTCGCACTGCGTCGGCGTGCAGCCATCGGTCTTCGATCCGCAGATGAGGCAGCCGTAGTGCTCGTGCGAGCAGTTGCCGCACTCGCAGCCGACGGGGTGCGGGGCCGGGATGCGGGCGGCGATGCGCTCGTCCACGGAGAGCGCGTGCTGCGCCAACTGCTCGGCGTCGCGCTTACCCTTCGCGGTGGCCTTGTGCTTGCGCACGGGGATCGGTGCGTCGGCGGGAATCGAGAGCCCGGCGGGCGCGAGGTAGGCGACGGGGCGCACGGTGATCGCTTTGCCGTCGGCGGAGCGGCAGTCCACGTAGGCATCGGAGCAGACGCGCGAGAGCCCCTCGATGTGCCATTCGATGCCTGCGGCGTCCGTGAAGGAGTGCGGGCCGGTCTTCATAGGGACACCTGCCACGGGTTACCATCATTCGTTATGCCTACGTGCCAAGCCGCGATGCGGAAGCACTTGAAGCACGCCTGTACCGGGCCGAGTCCGACTTGCTCCCACAACTCATCCGAGACGTGGAAGTTGTCAGCCGTCGCATTGCAGAGTCCGCAGTTCGCGCCTTCCAAGGGATCAATCATCTCGCAGCCCGACGCATCACGCGGTTGGCCGGGAGGATGCGCGTGTGCTGCTTACGTCCGCACTTGCACGTGTAGACCACAACTTGCACGCCATCGAGCCATGCGGTGTAGCGCGTCGGTGCGTGTCGCGTGAGCGTCAGGCACCACAGGTACATGAGCCACTGTGGGATAAACCGTCTCACTCGGCGTATATCTCCTCCGCACGTCGAGTCGAGATGAACGTCCACTCGCCGTCGTAGTACATCGGGATAACTTCTCCTCGCTGCACGAGCACCGCAACGGCATACTGCGCGTAATACAGATTGGCATTCGTCGTGTACTCGTGGATGATGTTCTCGACTGCTTGCTCGTCATCGGCATCCACGTCGATGAGCCCTTTCCCAATAGATTTCGCACACGCCATAACTTGCCTCTCGAACGCGCGCGGACTCACAAGTGTATCGTGGTCGATGCCGTCCTCAAGTTCAAAATCGCGCACGCCTTCGCGCTCGAAGAACTGTAGAATCAGCGCATCAAGGTAGGGGTCGTTATTCATCTGTCCCTCCCTCGGATCATGGGCTTGAGCAACTCCTCGAACACGAAGATCATGGTCGGCGCTGCACCGATCTTACGCTGCCCTCCGCTCGCGCAGTTGAACTCCACATACGCGGTTGCGAACTCGGCGTACATGCCGGGATCGCTGCCGTAGCGGTAGAAGTCGGCGGGCACTGCGTACTTGCCGTCGAGCGGCCCACCGATGATCGGCCACGCGAGCGGCGGTGCCTCCTTGCGCCGGTTCAACTGCGCCTCATCGTACTTCGCGCGGCGCTCGGTGACGGTGAGCCCGAGGCACTCAGCGATGCAGTAGCGCGGGCTCCACGTCGGCACCCTGCCGGTGAGCGCGTCGCGTGACACCGCCACGTCGATCTTGCACAGGCGTCGCTTCCGGCAGGCCGAGCACGTCTCAGTGACGGGCTCGTTCCGTTGCGTCGTGCAGTCGCGGCAGTTGCAATCGTCGGCGTGCTTGATGCTCACTTCGGACGGTTCCTCCGCGTGAGCACCGTGAATGCGATGATGAAGACGATGCAGAAGAAGACGAACGCGCTCATCGCGTGTCGCCGTCCCCGCGCAGCGTGCCCCGCTCCATGCGGTCGAGCAACTTGGCCGCGTTCTCATCCGCGAGGACTCCGAGCGCGAGCCCGAACTCCGTGCACATCTGCGCGACGTGCCACAACACGTCTCCGAGTTCGGAGATGATGGCATCCTGCGCCTCGTCGCTCGTGCCCTCGGTGAGCAACTTCTTCACCTTGTTGGCGACCTCGCCCGCCTCGCCTGCGAGCCCGAGCGTGACGTAGAGCAGCCCGGCGTTGGAACCCTGGCCGGGATAGATCGCCGTGGCATTTGCCTTGGCCTGATATTCCTCGAAGGTCATGATGCTCCGATCCTAGTTGAAAGTTGAGAGATTGTCTAGTCCTTGCGTGGGCGTCCGCGCAGAGGCGCGGGGAGCCCGGCGGCTGCGCAGGCGTTGGCCCACGAGCCGAAGTGGCGCTCGGCTGCGCTGCGCAATGCGGCGCTCGCAGTGTTGTAGCCGTTGCCGTGCTCCTTGAGCGCGGCGATGACGCGGGTGCCGACGGCGGCGCGACGTGCTACGCGACGCTCGGCCTTGACTTGTTCCTTTGAGCCTGCGAGATGGTCGATGCTCTCATCGCGTAGGCGTGCGTCGAGGCGTGCGCCTCTTGAACTAAACAACATCTCCTCCTTCGGGTTCGTCAATCAGGTGTAGGTCTTTGATGAGCGCGGCGTAGAGCGGTTGGTTCGTCGTCGGGCTCGTGAGATGGATGTGCTCGATGGGGTACCGTTCCCGGAAGTACGCGAGCATGGCGCGCGATCCGCCCGGCATCTTGATGTCCGTGCCCTTGGTCACGAGCGTGACGAGATGCTTCGAGCGCACGAACGTGCCGCGTTCATCGTTCCACGCAACCGGGTTGCCGGACGCATCCTTCATCGACATGCCTGCCTTGAGCGCGGACTCGTACACGTTCTCGCGCTCGTCCTCGGTGACCTCGCGCGTGAAGCACGAGAGGTCAGGATAGATCGGCAGGTCAGGTGCGGACTCGTCGCCGTTCACGAGCGCGTGCGAGCACATCGCGCGGAGTGTCTGCCACCCTGCATGGAGGAGGCGCTCGTTGTACTCGGGGCGCGTGAGCGCAGTCTCGCCCTCAGCATCGAGATAGTCGAGGCGCGGGATGTCCTCACCCACGACGGCGGTGAGTAGGTAATCGTGCAGCGCAGCCGCGAACCCTTCGAGCGGCTTCGATTGGATGGCCTGCAACGCTGCGCGATTCTGCGCGTTGCGGCGCGGGTGGATGGAGACGGTGCGGTCACGTTCGCGATCCAACTCGAACGTGTCCTCGCCTGCGACGATGACGGGCGCGGTGATGTGGTACGAGACGCTCGTCAGGTCGGCCTGCCCTCGCTCGGCCATACCACCGAAGTACAGGTTGGGGATCGCACCTTGGAATGCCTCGCGCGTGTCCGGGCGCGACATGCGTGTCCACTCGTCCACGAACACCGGGATCGTGGTAGTAGCGGCGAGAGTACGAAGGAGGATGAAGGGAGTAACGCTGCCGAGGTCGATGGAGATGTCCGAACCCATGAGCCGGAGCGCCAACTGCGCGAGCGTGGACTTGCCGACGCCGGATGATCCGCCGATGAACAGGAGCGGGAAGTTCATGACCTCGTGGCGGCGCGCGCTCGCAACGAGCCACGCGAGAAGCGGGTGCGTGATGTCCGTGTCGGAGAGCGCGAGGAAGTGCTCGATCCACTCCCACTCGAACGGTTCGGTGTCTGCTTCGAGCGGAAGCAGCACGCGCTTGGTGACGTTCGACGCGGACTTGCCGGTCGGCGCGTAGCGCCACGGCAGGTCACCAATGTAGCCCTCGGGGTAGACGACGCTCGGGCCTGCGAAGTGGTACTCGGGCGGCGGAAGATGCACGCCCACCTGTTCCGTCTGGAAGACCTCAGGCACGATGGCACCCTCAGCCTCGATGTATTCCGCGATCTTCTTGCGGTCAGCATCGGAGCCGGTGAAGATGCCCTCCAACTTGTTCGCCCACTTGTTGAGCGTCTGCGTGCTCGCGAGGTCGGAGAGGCGCAAGATCACCTGCTTGCTCGTGGCCCGCGTGTGGAGGATCGCATCGTAGCCGGGGTCTTCTCCGCCGATCAGACGCGCGAGTGGTTCGACGTACCAACTCGTGACGGTGCGCCAAATCGCGTTGCCGTTGTCGTCCTGCTTGCCGGTGTCACAGATGTAACCGCCGGGCGCTTGTTGGATGCGATCCGGGTATGCGAGCGGCTTCTTCGCGTGGTCGAGCAGGTGCCGAATCGTCGGACGCGCACTGCGCAGGTCGCGTGTGTGTGGGAGCGCGCAGACACGGATGTCGGAATGGCCGTAGGCCACGAGCGCGTCGATCCACCGCCGTGTCGCGGCGACGCCTGCGCGGTCAGGATCGAACGCGAGGTAGATCGTGCCGCCTGTGCCGAGGAAGTCGAGTTGCTCCTGTGATGGCGGGCGCATCGCACCGCTCGGGAGAGCGAACACGTCGAGCGGGATGCCCTCCTTCGCTGCGTTGAACGCGGCGTACACGTTGTCCGACTCGCCCTCGGTGAGCAGGCAGTCACGGTACCGTCGCCCGAGCCATGAGCCGTAGAGCGCCGTGTACTTGGAGCCCGGCAGGCTCTCCTTGTGCTCGCCCGTGCGTACCTTGCAGCCGGTAAGGTCACCCGCTGCGTTCCAGTGCGGCATGAGGATCGCGCCGGAGTCGGGGTCGAGGCCCCATCCGAACGTCGTGCGCAGCATCAAGTCCCACTCGTGCGCGAGCGGCATCGCGTCGGCGTCGTTCGGGACGAACCCGAGCCGCACTGCGAGCAGGCCGTCCTTCTCTGCGGCTCGACCACGTGCGACGTTGACGCGGTTGATCCAATCGTCCACCTGTGGTGCGCGGGTCTTGGGCTCGACCGCAGGCGGGGAGTAGCCGGGCGGGAGCGTGGCGTGAATCTTCTGCGCGAACTCGATGGCCTGCGGGAAGTTGTAGCCGTAGGTGCGCCGGATCAGGTCGAAGATGTCTCCACCGAATCCGCACACCTGGCACCACCAACGTTCAATGCCGTCATCACCATCCCACAGATAGAACGACTCGTTCGTGTCAGGATGGAAGGGGCACAACGCCGTACCGTCGGCAAGGATGTGTGGGCCATGTGCTCCTTGATCCGTTAGATAACGAGCCACCACACGGATAGGAAGCGCGGCCCGAAGTGAATCCTTGTCCGGCCCGAACAAATCCCCGCTCATGCGAGCGCCTTGCGGATCGCTTCTTGACGCCGAACACCCATGTAGGGGTAGATACTCTCCATGAGATCGCGAGCCTTTGAGTATGCGAGGCGAACACGGAACACGGGCTTATGTGTAGGACGATCCTTCCGCACACCCTTGGCGTCAACCTTCGAGCCGAGGAGATGCGCGATACGCTCGGCAACGTCTTCGTCTGTCGTCTCGCAGACGACGAGCGGGTATGTACGCCCGTGCGGGGAACAGGTGATGAATGATCCCTCACCTTCAAGATACCCTGCCAAGTAGATGAGCCGCTCGTGCTCGGTAGCAGCGCGAAGCGCGTCCTTATCATGGCCGAACAGGTCATCCGTGCTCAAGTTTTCTCCTCTTTCGTTGGCGAGAGTGTAGCAGAAGTTTAGAACTTGGGAGACGCGCTAGCGTGAGACGATGCCGTCCGGGTCGATGATGCCGAGCCCCATGCTCCCGCCCGAGAGCGATGCGAGCAGGACACTAACCCACAGTGGCATTGCGGGTGTCCTCCTGTACGTGGATGCGGCTCGCAGCCGCGAGGATGGTGGGCTTGATCGACTTGTGCGAGAGCGCGGCGACCGCGTTGTCTGCGTCGATCAGGAACGTGTGGAGCGTGCCCGCGTAGATCGTGATGAAGTACCGCTTCACAGTGGCACAACTTCGCGATGCGCACGACGATGCACCGGCTTGTCCTTGCGCGGACGGCTCGTGATGCCGCCGGGATTCTGCTCGTGCACGTGCCGAGCCATCTCGGCTTGGGCGTGCAGTAGTTCCTTGACCGTCGCTTCGAGCGCGGCGATGCGCTGCTTGGTGCGGCGGCGGATCACGTGAACGCCGGGCCTCTGCCCCGAGTGTGCTCGTCCTCAATCTCGGGAGCGGTGCGTACCTGGGTCGGCTCATCTGCCGGGACGTACTCGGCACGGACGCGCTCGATGTCGTAGGTGATGCCGTCGTGTACTCGGTTGGCCGTGATGCGGACGTAGCCCACGCCAGTTGCGTCGGCGTCCTGTGTCGCTTCGGTGAGCGCGGTGACCGCTGCGGGCATGAGTGCCTCATTGCTCACTGCTTCTCCTTCGTTGGTTTGATCGCACCGTAGTAGGATGGCGGGGCGGATGCAAGTTTTTAGACTTGGGGCGTCTTCCGGGCTCGCATGTAGTGCATCATGCACAGGCCCTTGGCCTTGTATGGGCGGTCGCAGCCGGGCAAGGAGCAGTGTTCCGGCGCTTCTCTCGCTGCGACTCGTGAGGAGAAGGTCGCTCGTATCTGCCGGGCTTCTTCCTGACGTGCTTCCACCCACAGGCGAATCTCCTCGATGATGGCCGGGGTGAACGTGAGGTCGAACCACTCACCGTGCGAATGGTAGTCGGCATACTGCTCGTGCAACGCATGCTCAATGCGCCACGTACCGGGGAACGTGCCGATGAGTTTGAGCGGTACCGGCGAGTTAGCGCGGAGCGTGGTAAGACGTAAGAGCGGTGCCTCCGACAAACCAATCTTGGTCTTGCCTCCGCCTGTGATGAAGTAGACGTGCTTCATGTTACCTCCGTGTCGTGGGTCACCAAGTTTCCAAGTCTCACTAAGTTTAGCAAAAACGAAACTTATCGTGTGTGACGTTCTTGCGTCCTGTGTTTCTTCTATCATATCTCTTTCATCTTCATTTCTAAGTCTCAGAATGGGTATAGAGGTCTACGTAGAGCGACTCATATTGTTTCATTTGGCACATAATCCGCGATTTAGTCCGGGAGGTACCTATTTCAAACTGCGAGACTTGGAGACTGTAAAGTGCCTGCAAATCGAGCACTGTGTTCTCAGGTTTGGGCGGATCGCCCAAGTCTCGAAACTGCGCCCGCTGCGTCCATGCCTTCACCCACCGGCAACGACGCATCCGCGCACGCTCACGGCGCTCGAACAGGCGTTCGCCTAGCGGGAACGTGCGTTCGCCCCTGGCACGGCGCGGCGCACGCTGCTATGCTTCGCAGGCGCTCGGGTAACCGCTAACCCCCGCTTCCTGTAGAGCGGCAGGTGGCGGCAACCCCGAGCACCGCACGCCGGGCTTGGCGTTACGATCCGGTGGGGCGAAGCAGGCCGATGCCCCCGGCCAGCGCCAGGGGGCGGCGGGTGCCACGGTATCCGTCGCCCGAGGCGCTCAGACGCGGGCGACGACCGGGCCGAACTGCTCGAACGCCTTGACGAAGGTACGCTGCTTCGTGCCGAGGTAGACGAACACGGAACCAATGGTGGCCGATGATGCCTTGCCGGTGGGATTGTCCCACTTTATTCGGCCTTCGAGGAAGCACAGGGTTCCGTCCCACAGAGGCTTGAACCACTGCGTGTCCGTCGAGTAGGCGCTCACGAGCGCGATGGCCTCGGTGACGTTCCCGGCCTCGTACTCCTCGATCAGTTTGGCGACGAATGGCGCTTGAGCCCCGCCATAGGGCGGGTTCATGAACACACGCCCGGCCCATCGCTTCGAGAGCCCGTCCTGCTCCTCGGTGAAGAACCGCGCGGCTCCGATGGTGCGGTTGGCCTGCGCGCACGAGGCGGGATCGAGGTCGATGTCTCCGAGCACCTTCCGTACCGCGTCGAGGTAGACGGCGGGCGTGTACCACTCCTGCGAGTCCGAGGTCTTGAGTGATCCGACCTCGCCGGAGCGCGCAGTGCGAAGGATAGTCTCATGTGTTACAAGCAACTCCTCCTCAGCGGCGGCGGCTCCATCGAGCGCGGCCCGCACCTTCTCGACGGCTCCGGTCTTCGCGATCAGACGGCCCTCGGCTACAGCCTGCGAAGTAGTACCAACTGCATCAAGGGTTTGTGGAGAGTAATCCCCTGATTCAAGGGATTTCTTCGGTTGCCCTTTCCCGGCAATCTCGCCCCGAGCCTGCCCCTCATCTACGAGTGCGGCTAGGCGTTGGAGGGCCTCGGCGCGGTAGAGAGCGGCCTCGGATTGGATCGGCACAGGCAACTTGGCGCGCTTGGACAGGTCAGCAATGGCGGCGGCGCGGCGCGTCTCCGTGTGCGCTTCGGCGGGTGTGATGATGTAGGCGAGGTCGGCACGGCCCTGCGCGATGAGCGCGGGAACGGCCTCGATCTTGGCGAGGGATGTGCTCAAGGAAATCCTCCTTCTCGGGAGCCTTCATGGTAGCAAAGTTGTGCTACCGTTTGCTTGTAATCGACCGGCCTTCGTCGCCTCCACCACCCCGCGTTCTCTATCGCGCGCATGTCAGACGCGATGCAGTCCTCGGGACTCATCCCTCAGACGGTTCTCGCGCAAGCGCGGTCGCAGATGCACAAGGCCGGACGAGTTGGGCAGCAGGACAACCTCGACGGCGCAGTCCGTGACGTGCTCGTGGACTACGTGTTCAATCGCTCCAAGGGCCGCAAGATCATTCTCTGAGAAACGTGTGTTCGTGCCCGGCCCTCGCCTGAGGAGCCGGGCGCGAACGTGTGTTCGCCTAGACGGCGGGTGCGTCGGCGGGCGCGGGCGCTGTCGGAGCAGCGTCCTCGACGGGCGGCGCTGCGTCCGGGGCCGGAGCCTCGGGAGCAGGCGTCTCTGCCGGTGCGGCTTCTGCGGGCGCGGCGTCCGGTGCGGGCGTCTCGACCACAGGGGCGTCTGCGAGCGTGGGCTCGCCTGCGACCTCGGTGCCTGCCTCGACGGCGGGCGTCTCGACCGGCTGACCGGGGATGCCCTCCGATGACACGCCATCGGCTGCGAGAGCAGCATCGACGGCGACCGTCTCAGGTGCGGGCTCGCCTTCGGCTACCGGGGCAGCCTCGACGGGTGCAGCCTCGGCCGGGGCCTGTGCGGCCTCGGGGGCGGCGGCGGGCTCAGGTGCCGTCTGTGCCTCGGCGGGCACTGCGGGCGTTCCCTCGTCGGCTGCCGTCTCGATGGCAGGAGCGTCCTCGGTCTTCTCGACCTCGGGCGTCTCGGTTGCCTCCTCGGCGTCCGATCCTTCGGCGGGTGCGTCGTTCTCGCCTTCGATCAAGTCCACGACCTCATCGACCGCCTCCTCGGCGGCTGCGAGCGCGTCCTTCGCGGCTGCCTCGGCGGCTGCGAGTTCGGCCTTGATGCGGGACTTGGTGCCCGCTCCTCCGGTGCCGTAAGACTCACCGGGTGTTGTGTTGTCGCCCATTGCGGGCTCCCTTCTTGTGGTGGGTACCTACCACTAGCATCATATCAAACTTGTGATAGAATCCTCAGGCTCGGCAAAGACCACCGCATCGCGGCAAGCGCCGGAATCGCCTTGGTCGGCAGTTTCGGGCTGACTACCGCCACGCGCGATGTCGAGCGAAGCCGGGACGGGTAGCGCGGTATAACGGGCCTCGGCCCTCAAGGCCGCGTCCGTCCTGGCCCAACTTGCAGGTGGGCTCGCGCTCGTGTACAGTGCGTGCATGAGTGCTCAGGGATTCCAAGGCCCACAGAGGATCGACCTCCGCGTGCTCGGCTCGCGCTCGGCTACGGCGCTCTCAGAGGAGCAGCGGCTCATCCTGCGCGGCGCGACTGAGGTAGACATCCCTCGGTGGGTCGAGAAGGTCAAGGGCAACCCTAGAAAACCGTGCCATCGCGGTAGCGGAGACGGACTACGGCTCGCGGTCGAACGCGCGAGAGGCGCTTGGACTTATTGCGCAGGCCGAACTCGCGCTCAAATGCGCCGGCCTTCTTCGCAGGCGTGCGAGGGCGTTCGAGTGATGTTCCGGTTCCTGTTCAATCATCGCGGCGAGACGGGCTTGGTCGGCACGTTTGAGCAATGGCTTTACTATCGCGGCATCCCGTGCGGCCTCTACCACCGCTTCTACTGGCGCGAGATACGGCGTGAGCAGAAGGTCGGACGGTTCCGTCGTCTGTTCGGAGGCGTGGCTTGAGACGCAACCGACGCAAGTTCGAGGCGCGCAAAGGACGCAACTCGGTCTACCTCGCGGAGCAGAAGGACGGCACATTCTCTATGTCGATCTTCTTGCGCTCGCCTACGGGTGTCAACGCATCGTGGTATGCTGCCGGGATGTCAACGTGGGATGAGGCGATCGCGTGCTTGCGCGCGGCTTGGCCGGAGTGTCCGCTATGATCGGGCGCGATTTCTTCCAGCGTGCGACCGATGCGGGCGCAATATCCGATGCTTCGATGAGCGAACTGCTCGACACTTGGGGTATCGACATCGAAGCGTTCCTCGGGTGGATGATCGTCTACCGGCAGGCCGTCGTGAACTATGACCTTCCGATGGATGAGGTTGTCTCGTGCGCACTCGTCGCGGGCTTCGAGACGGGCTATCGTGCTAGGCTTGCGGTCGAGGAGGCAGCATGAGCGTACCCACCACCACCAAAGGCAAAACGGTCGGCGTTCTTGGCTACACACGCATCCCCGCGCAGAAGTGCACGATCCCACCCGACGACCACGGGCTCACATGCAACGGCTACCCGTGCGACATGGTGCAGGAGAAGATGGGGCTTGACGAGTGGGGTAACCGGCTCGATGACTAGGATGCGCGCATGACTAGACGGCAGATTGCGCACATTCCGCTCGTAGTGCTCGTGCTTCTGATTGGGTTGCCGGGCATCATCGTGGCGCTGCTCTATCGCGCGCTCGCGGCGTGGCTCCGTGCCTACATAAGCGCGCTCCGGTACCTACACTCGGTCTACATGCCGTCATGAGGCAATCCGCTGCACGACTCTGAGGATGTCGTGCGCGATGGTGATGTGGAGGATTGGAGCCCGTACCACGAGTTCCGCGCCCGTACCGATCCGCCGCCGTGGGGCCGAGGCGAGCGCGAATGATGGAGAGGATTGCACCGTGAGAGGCGAACTGCGCTTGAAGCCATGCCCGGTTTGCAACTACGCCTGCCTTGACGGCGACTGCACCAACTGCAAGCGCAAGGCAGCAGACGCGTTCGCGCGGTCGTTCGGGCGGTGAACAACCGCTTCACGGACACCGGCCCCTGCGTCGCGTGCGGGCTTATCCCGATGCCGGTCGAAGGGCTCGTGCATTACGAGCACGTCGATCCTTGCCTTGGCTGCCTCCCTGACGTGACGCAAGCGTGTTGCGGCCACGGCGGACTCTGCCAACCCTACGTCGTCATCGCGCCCGGCAATGCGCCCGGCACGTTCTCAAACGAACTCGCGCCCGGCACCAAGGAGCGTGTCCTTCATGACTCGGCGGCGCTTGCCTTCTTCGCGGAGCACGGCGTTGGCGCGGCAACGGCTGCGTAGTGGCGAGGCCCTCGAAGAAGCAGCAGGAGTGGCGCAGGGCGGTCAAGCGCGAGGAGCGCCGGTACGCCCGGATCGAACGTGGATTCCTTATGACGCCGTTCCACGCGCTCGCGGATTTCGCCTATGTCGTCTGCGAGGACTGCGGGCAGGAGCAGTCCGACCGGGACGTTTGCATGATGTGCGGCGGAGAGATTGCAACGACACACCCGCTCCACGATGAGTTCCGCGCCGAACTCGATAGACTCCGTTCGACGGCGCTCGATAGACTCGATGTATGGCTGATCCCGGACGCATCGACGGACGCATCACCGCTACCCACGGTGCAGCGGCAGCGGGCCTAGGGGGCGCGGGCAGCAGTCAGAAGCCGGATAAGACGTTCGTCTTCGGTGGCACGCGGGACGCCAACGGCAACCCGGTAGCGCCGGGCTTCGCAGGCAAGCACCCCGCATCCCACAACGTGCCTCCCGCATTCGACGCGGGCGTAGCGCCGGACTCGGGCTCGCTCGATACAGCGGGCTTCACGACTCCCGTCGGCTTCGTCTTCAACGAGGGCACGGTTGTGATCCCATCGGCGTTGTTCGTCGCGGTTGGCGACATCGCGGATGCGGCGAACGCGGCTTCCACGCAGACGGTGACCGCAGTCGCGATCCCTTACGTGACCTTCGACGGCGAGGACGAGAACGATTCTCCGATCCAACTCACGGACTACAGTCTGACGGATGCGTGGGTCACGGACTATCAGTGGCTCTCGGACAACGGCTGCGTGTTCAACTCGACCGACCTCGCCAACCTCGATCCGACAACGTGCGCACGCGCGATGGGGCTCACCGGCATAGACGAGTGGGGCTTCCTCGGATCGGTGACGCTCGACGGCGGGAACACGCTGCTTGTCTTCTCTACCGTGCCGGGATTCTTCGCGACGGACACGCTCACGCTCGACGCGACGGCAGTGACCGCCGTGTTCAACACGGGCACGTGGGAGTTCACGGCAATCAACGGCACCGGCCCGTTCACGCAGTACCTCTACACCGAGGAGGGCGGCGTCAATGCTCCGCTCCCGCTCGACCACGGCGTTCTCATGATCGACGGTTCGTACACCGGCCACAGTGAGATTGCGCTCCTGTGGAGTGACATCATTGAGTCAACCCCGTACACGTTCCGCGCAAGCCAGTTCGACCGGCTTACGAACGACGCGGCAGAGTTCATCACCGGGCAAACCGATCCGGTCGGCCTCGACCTGATTACAAGCGGGCCGCTCGCGGACATCTGCGTGGATCACGAGATGCGCCTGACTGACTACACGAACGGCTCGTGGATTCAGGGCTTGGTCACGAACCTCGAAGCCCTCAACTTCGATCAAGACCTCCCTCCGAACGAGCGCCCGCTCAATGCCATCACCTGCACCTACACGATCACGGCGATGGACTTGTCGGGTTTGCTCCCCGTTGAGCAGATTCAGTTGAGCGGTGGTAATCCCGTCGAGGGCGACCACATTCTCATCTCGTGGGAGGGCGAGGGATGAGTCTTGAAACACGGATCAAACTCGGCAACGTAACACCGGCCCGACGACGGCTCGCAGCCGCGACGGGCCAAGTCAGTGTTCCGGTAATCCCGACATCCCACTATTGGGCCACGTCTTCGGAGAACTTCCCGATGTACGGGAACGTGGCATACGGCGATTGCTCGTGCGCATCGGTGGGGCACATGATCGAGATTTGGTGCGCGAACAACGGCTCGGTCTACCTGCCGACGCTTGCCGACATCGTGCACGTCTACAAGTCCACACCGGACGCGGGCGGCGGCGGGCGCGATCAGGGAGTCGTGCTCGACTTCGTGAAGAACCACGGGATCGGCTCAAAGCAACTGCACAAAATCTATTGGCGCGAGGTCGCACCTACGCGCGACTCTGTGCGGCAGACGACCTACTTCCTCGGCGGCGGCTGCGTCGTGACGCTCAACCTCCCGAACTCGGTCAAGACGGGGCGCACATGGCGCGTCTCCTCGACCAACTCGACGCCCGGCGGCTTCGGCTCGCACTCGGTCGATGTCGTCGGCTACGGGCCGAACGGCGTCGTCGTCTGCTCATGGGGGCAACTCATCCCGATGACGTGGGGCTTCTATGACAAGTACGTCGAACAGGTGTTCGCGGTGCTCGGGTGGGATTGGATGGGTGCCGATGGCAACTCGCCGCTCGGGCACTCGTGGAAGGAACTGGCCCTACAGTTCGGCATCGAGTAGTCCGGCGAATCTGCCCTTGCAAGGCCCGCGCATCTGTACTACTCACACAAGGCGCAGTATTCCGGGGAACGTGTGTTCGTCAGGTAGACTTGGGGCATGGCGACCCCCATCAAGATCACGCCTGAGGTCAAGGAGCGCGTTGCCGAGTTGATCGGCACCATCTGCACGTACCCGGAAGCGGCGGGCGCGGTCGGCATCTCCGAGCGGTCGGTCACGAACATCATGGCCGATCCCGAGTACCGCAAGAAGATGGAAGACATCAAGGCGGCACGCAACTCCGCGTCCGCGATGTTCGCGGCGGAGGTTCGGTCGATGATGGCGGCAACCAACGCCGACGGCACACCGGACATGTCGCTCCGCCGAGCCGGACTCGAACTCTACGGCAAGCACCCCGAACTCGTGGACACGGACATCGACGCGGGCGACGACGCGATGCTGCCGGGCGTAGTGATGCGCTTCCCGCGCGAGAAGTTCGCGGGCACGGAGATTCCCACGTTCACTGAGGAAGACCTCGCGTACGTGCCGGTCGAAGCGGAACTCTAGTGGCACGGCACCTGTTCGTCGGCCCGCGCGGCGAAGTGCTCGGGATCATGAAGAACATGCCGGGCTCGCGCGTGCACGTCGCGTGGACGGAGGAGAAGGCAGACGAGTGGTGGCTCGATCTTGAGCACGAGCAAATCCCTACCGATGTCGGCGTAGCGATCAGCGATCACGGGCTCGCGATGCTCGTGGGCTCGGGCACGTCGGGTGACGTGGGCGAGATGGAATCGGTGATGCCACCGAACGGTGACACCGAGGATGTGCAACCGATCGGTTACAAACTCGGCCCGCTCGGGCAGCGGTTCATCCGGTGCTCGCACCCCGTCTACGGGTTCCGCGAGTTCCTCAACGTCTGGAAGTTCCTCGACCAAGACCACGGCATCATCCGCGTGTTCGGTGAGTCGTTGTGGCAGGGGCAGGAGATTGCCGTGCAGGCCGTGCAGTTGGAGGCGTGGATTTACTTCCTCAAGGCGCGGCAGATTGGCTACACAACCATCTGCATCGCCTACGACGCATGGGTGGCGCGGTTCCGCACACCGAACGCTCGCGTGCACCTTGTCTCGCGCACGGAGACGCTCGCGAAGGACTCACTGCTCAAGCCGATCAAGTCAGGCATTCAGCGGCTCCCGGCGGAGATGCAACTCCCGTGGATCGAGGACACTACGACATATTTCACGCTCGACGCAGGGCCGGGCGACCGTCGGCACGTGCATGCCTACGCGGCGAAGGAGCCGGGGCGAGGCGAGACGTGTAACCACCTGCATCTTGACGAGTGGGCGGCAATGGCGAAGACGGCTCCGTCGCTCCCGGCGGAGGTTTGGGCCTCAGCCGAACCGACCATCTCGAAGGCGGGCGGCACCGCACACATCCTGACGACCGGCGTCGGCCCTGAGGGCTACTACGCGGAGACGTGGCACGCGGCGGTCGAGAACCGTGGGCAGTTCTTCGCCTGCTTCATCGGCGCACAAGACTCGCGCCCGGACTACACGAAGCAGTGGCTCGCGGACAAAAAGCGCGAGATGAACGATGACGCTCGCTTCGCGCACGAGTACCCGCAGACATGGCAGGACGCGCTCGCGGGCACAGGTGACACGTTCTTCACGGGCATCTCCCTCGACGCGGTAGGCGAGTACGCGCGTGGCTCAGTGCAGGCCGGAGCCCCAAGGCTGCGCGGCAAGGCGATGTTCATGGACAAGCGCACCGGCAAGTTGAAGAAGCGCAAGTACGTCAAGGCGTGGGATATCGCGGGGCCGGGCGAGAAGGCGGACGCCGTGGTCGGCACCGTGCTCGACGTGACCGAGGAAGTGTGGGACGTGGTGGAGCAGGAGGTCTACTACGGCGAGGAGTACCCGGTGACGGCGATGCGCATTCAGTGGATGGACGAGCGGTGGCCGGGGCTCAACGTGATCGAGGACAACGCGGCGGGCGGTGCGGTGCGTGCGTTCGTGACCGGCATCCCCGAGGATCGGCTCATCGGCTTCTCGACCAACCGCATCACGAAGCCGCTCATCCTCTCCGAGTTGAAGTTCGGACTCGAAGCGCAGTCGATCAAGTGGAATCCGCGCGAGTGCCCGGTGCTTGATGCGCAGATGCGCACGTACAAGTTGGCGGACGAAAACATCAAGCAGGACACGGTGATGAGTTTGGCGTTTTGTGTTCATCATGGCCCCGATGCTAGAGAAGAATCAGGGGGGCGGATTCTTACAGTCGCACGAATCTGAGGGTTTTTCCTTGACGGCTGCACATTTCTTTGCTACGATGTATCCGTACACAATCTACGCCATCTGCATCAACGAGGCGTAGATGATCGAAGTGCCCACCCCTCGCGGAAGCACGGCGCGGTTCGAGTGCCGGGACGGTACGAGCGATGCCCAACTCGCCACGTACATCCTGACGACGGACGAGTACGCGCTAGCAGGGCGCTTCCTACAGGGGTGGGCACTCGATGTCGGCGCACATATCGGCATCGTGTCCATCGCACTCGCGCTCGACAACCCCGGCCTCTGCATCCTTGCGCTAGAGGCCGTACCCGAAAACGCCAATGCACTGACACGGAACGTCGCACTCAATGGGCTCGTAGGTCGAGTGCGTGTGGAGTGTGTTGCAGCCTCACGGCCCGGTATAGAGTTCGTGGACATCGACTACGGTTACATCCCGGACGAAGACGAGTCCGAGCACCCGGACTATCAGGATCACACGTTCATCGGCAACACGTACCTCGGAGAAGGTAAGCGGGCAACACGCGCCGCACGAGTACCGGCTACCTCTCTGAGTGCAGTGCTCGACCGGCACGGGATCGAAGAAGTGTCGGCGCTCAAGATCGACTGCGAAGGCTGCGAGTGGGACTTCCTACAAGACGCTGCCGTCGCACGAGTGCAGACGATCTTCGGGGAGACGCACGGCATCACGGCGGTCGAGGAGCATCTACGTGCTGCGTCGCACGAGGCGGCATGGCGACCGGGCGCTCATCGTTGCAACTGCCAACGCGATCATCTTCACCGGCTGCTCGATACGACGCATGATGTTTCGTTCGGTGAGGTCTTCGCATTCGAGGCACAACACAGAGAGGCCCCGAAGGGCCTCTCTGACGCTCGCTGACCGTCACCACTGGACGACCTACTGTGCTCATCCCTCTGTGCGGGCGAGTCGCGATCCGGTGTCCAAACCGGCCTAGGTGCGTGGTTATCCGTGGCGCTGCGTGGATAGAGTGTAGCACGTGGTCTTCCTTCACTGGATCGAGCAGTTCTTCCATCCCGGCGAGTTGCGCACGCCTCACGGCGGCTATTGGTTTTGGAGCGGCATCGGCTCGGGCTCGCCTCTGTTCATCATGGCGCTCGGTTGGTGGTACAAGCACAACTGCCACGTGCACCGCTGCCCGCGCCTCTCCTGGCACCCGCACCCCGAGCACGGCCACCCGGTGTGCAAGCGCCACCATCCGCACGACCCTGCTACACTCTGAGAACATGTACGCCACGCAGCACCCGCAGACGCAGCATCAACCCGCCTAGGGCGGGCATAGTTCTCTGCGGGGTCTTGCTAATGGTAGGCGGACGGACTCTGAATTCGTAGGTGAAGGTTCGACTCCTTCCCCCGCAGTTAGGGTCTTGAACATGCTACATTTGTTCAATGCCTAGAAAAGATCAAGAGGACAGAAACGCCTATCAGCGGAAGTGGTATTCGGAGAACAAGCAGGTCTACTACGACAAGAACAAGAGACGGCGTAACGAGTGTAGAGACTTCATCCGTAAATACTTGCTCGAACACCCGTGCGTGGACTGCGGGGAAGCGGACATTGTTGTCCTAGACTTCGATCATGTAAGAGGCGTGAAGATCAAGGAAGTGACGACAATGGCGCAGCAGGGGTACAGCATCAAACGGATAGTGAAGGAGATAGAAAAGTGTGAAGTTGTGTGCGCCAATGACCACAGACGGCGCACCAAGAAAAGACGACAATCGGGCGTGGTATAGCGGTAACACACGTGCTTTGGGGGCATGAGTCGGAGGTTCGAGTCCTCCCGCCCGGATGGGTCGCAAGGCTAGAGACGAGCCCTCCGGTTGTGAGCCGATGGAGCCGGCGACCCTTCGTGGTACACTCGGTGCATGGGTGAGTTCCGCATCGTGATCGACGCCATCGGCGGACACGGCGATGAGCGCGAAGTTGGCGACGGCGGGACGCTGCACTATTCGCTCTACCCCGAGCGCAGTCTCGACCTCGTAGCCTTCGAGGCCGTGGCCGAACTGCGCAAGCGCGGCGCGACGGTGACCGGCGCAACTCTCATCCATTGGCCGGGCACACCGGGCGAGGTCGTGGACGACGTGCTCGCGGGCACGCGGAAGGGATCATTCTAGTGGCGATCCTTCGGCCCAAGCATCTCTCCAAGGCAGGCGCGGCATTCATCGGCGCGTTCGAGGGCCTGCGCCTCACGCCGTACAACGATGCGGCGGGCCACGCCACCGTCGGCTACGGGCACCTGCTTCACTACGGGCCGGTCACGCAGCACGACCTCGACAAGTATCGCGGCTTCACCACGGGCGAGGCCGTCGCGCTCCTACAGACGGACGCCGAGAAGGCAGCAGTTGCCGTCCGCGCGATCACTCCGGCGATCACGAATCAGGCGCGCTTCGACGCGCTCGTGTCCATCGCGTTCAACTGCGGAACCGGCGTGCTCGATCCACGCTCATCGCTCGGCGCGGAACTCCGCAAGCCGGGACGCGGCAAGGCTGCCGATGCGTTCCTGCTCTACGACCATGCGGGCAACGTCGTGCTCGCGGGATTGCAGCGTCGGCGCGAGGCCGAGCGCAAGTTGTTCCTCACCGGCAAGTACGCCTAGTCCCTCACACGGATACGCAGGTGCCGGACGCCCCACGCGCGTGCGCGTGAGCACGAGCCCATCCATAGGTCGATGTGGTAGCCCTGCACCGCCGAGCCCGTGTCGAGGGCTCTCCCGCGCCCGTAGCCGGGCACGAAGATCCGCATGGGCTCGCGCATGATCCGGGGATCGACGGCTATCGCGCCGTAGTGGACGGGCTCGCCTGAGGCGGTGTGGCCCGTGAGGCAGTAGGCCGTCGCGAGGACATGCAAGAACCGCATCTACAAGACTAGCACGCGGCTAGAATCCTTGGTATCCGAACAATCGAGAGGAGGCTACATGCCTACATGGTTGCTCGTTGCGCTCATCGCATGCGCCACCCTGTTTGTGTGGCTCGTGCTCATCCCGGCGCTTCACTAGGGATAGGGGGCCGTCGCCCTAGACACGGGGCGTCGGCCCTGCTACAGTCCGACCAACCTACAAGTTGGGAGGATTGTAATGGACGACATTCTGGACATGAACCGGCGCTTCTGCGTGAAGATCCTCACCAACTCGCTCGATGTGTGGTTTGGAGGCTCGGAAATATGAGAGTCACAGGCAGGGAACTACGCACGCTCGCGGATGCGGCGTGGGAAGCCGATCAGCGCGACATCGCGGAGGCGCTACACGACCTCGCGCGGAAGGTCGAGGCCGACGAGCAGTTGGCGGAGACGGCGTAATGGCGAAGACGACGAACGAGGCCGTGCAGGGAATGCGCTCCGGCAACAAGCGGGGCTCGAACAAGGGCATCCTCACGCGCAAGAAGGAGCGCAAGCGCGAGGAGGCCGAGGCCCGCAACGCACGCACGCAGCCGGGCAACCGGCGCAGTGCTCGGCGTGCTACCCTCACGCCATGACGATGACTCGCACCCACACGCACACCGTAGTGCGGTTCGAGGTCGTGACCAAGGGCGGTGTGTTCGAGGTCAAGGCGAAGGATCAGCGGGCGCTCGATGACGCCATCGAGCGCGGGCTCATCTTCGACGCCGAGGAATCGTTCGCCCGTGCCGAAGGGTGGCGCGTGAACATGGCCCACGTCATCGCCTACCGCACCAAGGCCGTCCGAGACTGAGGGCAACTTGTGGTAACCTTCCGGGAGACAACTTGAATCCCGAGGGGAGGTTACACACAATGGCAACAAAGAAGAAGACGCAGGTGGAGGTCATTCTCGCGACACTGGCCCGGCGCAAGTCAGGCTTCACGGACGCGGAGTTGATCGAGGCCACCGGCATCGAGTACGCCGACACGATCCGCGCGACGCTCAAGCGTCAGGGCAAGGTCAAGGCGGTCGGCACGAAGAAGAACGTCACCACGAATCGCACGCTCAAGACGTGGGGCGTGGCGTAAGCCCGTCCTATCCACCACGACGCGAGGCCGGGGAACCGGCCTTTCGCGTATCTTCACCCTTTTGGGTGATTCACAGCGGTAGTGAATATGCCCGATACTGTGAATATGGAAAAGACAGAGACACCCAACACACCCCTTCTCGACTGCGCCGCAGTTCTAGCGAAACTCGACGCAGACGAGGAACAGGCGCGCTACCTCCGCGCCGAGCGCGGCGAGTTCGCGCTCCCGAAGATCAACCTCTCTGACCCCTGGGGCCACGAGAGATGACGGACGGCTTCGAGAATCTCATGCGTGCGGTCAACGCCATCCCGATGCACGCGCCGGTCACCTACTACCACGCCGACGGCACAGTGGTCGTGACCTACTTCCCTGCCGAGTACGAGTACCTGCTCGCATTCGCGGATCGGTACGGCGTTGAGCAGGAGTTCGAGTTCGTCACACCCGAGGAACTCGTCTCGCGCTCGATGGCCGAAGGTTGGATACGCGCATGAAGCAGCATCGCAGCACCCGCGCACGTGCCGTGCAGTTGGGCGGCTTCGCGATGGAAGGAGGTACGACCATGCACATCCTCATGACCGAGGCACAGGCGAAGGTGATCGGCGGACTCAGGTTCGACGGAAACCTCGTCATCGAGCAGGACGGCGAGAGCATCACGCTCACCTACGCCAAGGACGGCAACTTGCTTTTCCAGCGCGTAGCACCGGACGGCGACATCGAGAACGGCTAACGAAAACGGAAGCCGAAGCGGCGTAGCCACTTCCGCGTGTAGCAGAGGCCGTTGTCACAGAAGTCGCTCGTCTTACCGCACGGGCACTGCATCGTCGGTTCCTTGAAGGGCGTCTCGTCCGCACGTGCGGCGAGTGCTTCGAGGTCGATCACAGGCTCGGGCTTCGGGGCCTCGACCACCACGAGCGGGTTCTCGATCCGTTCGAGCGCAGCACTCACGCCCTCAGCGAAGGCGAGCAGTCCGGCGGCAAGATCATCTAGGCGCGCCCGCAGGTCTTCCTGGCCCTTGAGAATCTCGTCGGCATCGTGCGACCGCACTGCGAGCGGCGCGGGCCGTCGGCGGCGCTGTACGGGCTCCTCGTCGGACTCGGGCAGGAACGGCGGCGGGTCTTCGTCGCTCGGCTCCCCAAGGTCGAACTCCAACTCCTCCTCGGGCTCCGGCTCCTCGCCTACCTCGAACGGCTCGTCCGCGTCGGCGGCTTCGCGCGTGCCCGGCTGCGTGCCGGTGTAGTCCGTGTAGTCCATCTCGATGACCTCATCCGACGCGGGCGCACGTCCGGCCCGGCCACGGAAGCGGGAGGCCATGTCGGCCCGTTCGAGCGAGGCGGCATCGAGCCCGCCTCCGCCACGGCCCGCGATCACGTGCTCACCGGGCTTCATCGGATCGACCACGCCCTCGCGGATCAGGGCCTTTCGGCGCGCGGCGATGCGAGCGGTCAAGTCTTGGCTAGGTGCGTCGAGTCCCACGGTTCAAGTCTACCGGAAGACGACAAGTTTGCCGCCGGAATCGCCGCCACCGTAGATCAGGCTCGTGGGGCCTCGCTGCCGGAGCACGTCCACGAAGCGGTGAACCTCGGTGCCCGGCACGTCGCGCGTCACCGCGTCATCGAGCACGATCAGCCCGCCGTCGCGCACGAGCGGCGCGTACATCTCGAAGTCCGAGACGACGGCCTCGAACCCGTGATCGGCGTCGATGTAGAGGAAGTCGATCCACAGGCCGTCGAGCGCGTGCAAGACCTGCCGGTAGGTGTCCGGCTCATAGGTCTTCCCGTAGATGACGATGGCCCCGTCGGCTTCGAGCGGATCGAGTCCGGCCCGCGTGCGCTCGGAGTCCTCCGCCTCCATGCCGATCAGGAACGAGGGGTCGAAGGCGTAGCGCCACACCGCGAGGCTCGCGCCCGCGTGCGACCCAAGTTCGAGCACGACGTGCGGGCGACCATAGCGCGGGACGTTGCAGGCGAGGTTGATGACGTGCTCAAACTCCCAACGGGCGGAGTAGGTGGCCCCGTGGGTTGTGCACCAATCATCGAGCGCGGACATGCCTCACAGGGTACAGGAAGCGCCGAGCCGCTACAATCGGGGCATGAGGGTCATCATGGACGAGAAGACCGACGGGACGCGCACCTTCCAGTTCGGAAGCGCGGGCGAGCCCTACGTGTTCGAGCCCGGCGACGCCGACTCGACCGCAATCGCGTTCACCAAGGCCGTGAATGACGGCATCGAGTCCGGCGAGGAAATCGAGGGCGAGGCAGCCATCGCGGTAGCCGAAGTCCTCAAGGCGACCGGCGACCTTGCGTGGCCTTCGGACGGCGGCTATCAGGCACTCCTCACCGCCGTGCAGGACGCGCTGCCGAAACTGCCGCGCGTCAACTCCGGCCCGAACGAGCCGTACTCCTACGTGTACGTGCAGGACATCGCACTCGATGCGGCGCACGCGCTCGTCTGTGGGTACGACCTCGACGGCGACGGCGACTCGGACACCTACGTCGTGCCGTTCACGGTTCACGGTACGGGCGCTGACCTGAGCGTGATCGTGGGCGACAAGTCCACGTGGGTCGAGGTCGAACAGGAGTTCGTGGAGAAGGCCGGACGCATGTTCTCGGGCAGGAACCTCGGCGCAATGCAGGAGGCGTATACCGTGCTCGGCAACCTCATCGCGGCAGCAGACAAGCCGGACAAGGATGAGCACACGGACGAGACGCTCAAGGGCACGGGCAACGAGGACATGTCCTACACCGTGACGAAGGCGAACGCGGCGATGCGCTACACGCTCGGCCCGCTCTACGCGCCCGCGCGCAAGGATGCGCACGGCGAGTACATCGAGGACGACACGCTGCACAAGTCACTCCATGAGTTCGTGCGCGACTCCGCCGACAACGGTCGTCGGATCAACGTGCAGCACGGCGACAAGGGCGACTTGCAGTGCGGCGAGTGGGTCGAGGCCGTTCGTTGGCCCTACGACCACACGATCACGATGAAGTCCGCCGACGGCACAAGCCACGAGGTCGAGATGCCTGCGGGCACGGTCTACCTCGGCGTCGTGTGGGACGAGGAGTATTGGGACACCGCGAAGTGTGCACCCAAGGGCCTCAACGGATACTCCCTCGGCGGGCGCGCGATCAAGGTGCGCGGCGACGGCGAGACGGAGACGCTCAAGGACATGGGCTACAAGGTTGCGAAGTCCGCGCCGACGAAGGACGAAATCGAGCGCAGCACCGAGATTGACCTCGCGGTCGAGGTCGGTAGGGCCGAGGCCGAGGCGCGCGTGCATGCTTCACTCTCTGAGCGCCTGCTCGGTGTCCTCAAGGATCACGCCAAGTCCGGCGTCACGATCAACGAGCACTCGGCTCCGGGGCTCGAAGACCTCGTGGAGTAGGGTTCCCGCGATGGAGCCGCAAGCCTAATGGAAGTGAACCGTCCCCGCAAGGGGCTTACGTCTGAGGCGCGCGAGAAACTTGTAGATCAGATTGCCGATGCGGCTGCGCTCAAGGCGGCGGCTGCGCTCGGTGACGTGCTCAAGGACGTGCGCGCCGAGCCCGGCAAGCCGGGGTTGCGCGGCGCAGACGGCAACGACGGCCCGCCCGGCCCGAAGGGCGCAGACGGGCGCGACGGCGAGCCCGGCGAACCCGGCCCTACCGGCCCCGAAGGCCCGCCCGGCCCGAAGGGCGATACCGGCCCGAGCGGCGCGAGCGGCCCGAGCGGCCCGGCGGGTAAGGGCGGGCTCTCGATCTTCGGCGGCGGCGGCGGTAAGGCGCTCATTCCACCGTTCCGTCCGGCGGGTACAACGCTCGTTCTCTCCGCCAAGGACGGAGACGATCCTCGCGCATGGGTAGCGCACGACATCAACGACATCGTGACCGGCGGTGCAGGTGGTACCGGCGGCACAGGAGCGCAGGGCGCACCGGGCATAGACGGAGCCATCGGGCCTACAGGCCCGGCAGGCGCAGTAGGCCCCACCGGAGCGGGCGGCGCAGCGGGAGCCGACGGCGCAGCAGGCCCGAGCGGCCCTACAGGCCCGGCGGGCGGCACAGGAGGCACAGGAGCAGCCGGTGCGGTAGGTGCAACCGGAAGTGCGGGCGGAACGGGAGGCACGGGCGCAGCAGGCGGCACAGGCCCACAAGGGGCAGGAGGTCTTGACGGTAACCCCGGTTCCGTCGGAGGCACAGGAGGCACAGGAGGCACAGGCTCGGCGGGTTCCGCAGGCGGTACGGGTGGGACGGGAGCCGCAGGAGGCATCGGCGCGACTGGCCCCACAGGTGGTACAGGAGGCACAGGCTCGGCGGGTTCCGCAGGCGGTACGGGTGGGACGGGAGCCGCAGGAGGCATCGGCGCGACTGGCCCCACAGGTGGTACAGGAGGCACAGGCTCGGCGGGTTCCGCAGGCGGTA